GATTGTCCCGGTGCGTTCCGGCAGTCTGGGTCCGGTGCGTTCTGTTTCGTCCCGGCAGGGTCGGGCGGGGTCAGGTTCGGCAGTCGAGTCCGGGCGCGGTCTGGTACGGTGGGTTGCGGCAGACACGGTGTGTTATGGCAAGTCCTGTCCTAGAGTCTAGGCATGGCTAGGCTGTCTTGGTTAGTCTGGGAGAGGTCCGCCCCGGTTAGGTGTGGCAGACATGGCTAGCTGTGCTCAGTCGTGTGAAGGCAAGCTATGGCAGCCCTGGTCTGCTATGTCACGATCCCGATAAGGAAAGGCGTGGCAGCGCATGGCGGTCATGGTGAGTCCTGTCATGCCGTGTTACGTTAAGTTCCGTTCCGGCTTGGCGGGGTACGGCAGTCGAGGTTTGTTATGTTCTGTTGCGCTGAGTTCCGTCCCGGCTTGGTAAGCTGTGGCTGTCAAGTCTGGTCTAGGTACGTCGGGCAGCGGCGGGGCGTGGCAGCCATGTCGCGCTGTGGTCTGGAGAGTTGAGTTGGCTTCCGTTGGCGCATGGTCTGGCTGTCGTGTCCGGTCTGGGCGTGCTATGGTGCGTCTGGGTCCGGTGGCGCACGGCTTGGTAAGGAATGACATGGAAAGGCGCGTTATGGCATCCCTGGCTACGTCCGCCCTGGCAGGGTTAGGCTGCCGTGTTCTGTCTCGGTGAGTTGAGGAGAGGCGCGCTTAGGCAGTTGAGGAGCGTCTAGTCTTGGTAAGGCACCGCTGCCGTGGCGCGTTCTGGAGAGACGGGTTTTGTCACGGTCAGACCTGGCGCGGCAGTCGAGGTAGGGCAACACGAGCCCTGGCGCGGAATGGTCTGTTGAGACCTGGCGCGGTAACGCTGCCGTGGTGCAGCATGTTTCGTCTGGGAAGGTCGTGTCTTCTCTAGGCGGTCGTGACATGCCAAGGTCAGTCTCGGACAGCCCTGTTGCGGCATGGAATGTTGAGGCATGGTATCCCAGTCGCGCTCAGGTGTGTCTGGATCGGTCAAGGCTAGGTCGGGTCAGGCTGCCCTGGTTCGGCTTTCACAAGTCGAGTTAAGTCGGGGTGAGGCTGACTTGGTGTGACTAGCCAAGAAGAGGCTGGTTGAGTCAGGGTCTGGCTGCGCTGCTCAGGCACCGCAATGCACGGTGTAGCGCGGGGTGGTCAGTTCTGGCTTGGTTTGGCAGTCGCGCTTCGGTTGCTCTGGACTGGGCTAGGCACGGTGTGTTGTGGTAGCGCAGTCGAGGCAATGCCGGGTCTGTCTTGGTGTGCCGTGCTGAGGTCCGGTGACGCTTGGCAGTCATGCCGTGTCGAGGTCTGTCCGGTTCGGGAGAGGCGGCGTTAGCTTCGGCTTGGCAGTCTAGGTGTGTCCGGGTAAGGCTACGTCGGGCTTCGCAAGGCATGGTCTCGCTGGCGCGGCGGCGCACGTCGGGGATCGGCGGGGCAAGTCACGGTGAGTTTGGGCTGCTCTGGTGTGGTTAGGTAAGTCATGGAGGGCTATGGTAGGCTAAGGCAAGGAACGGAGTCCTGTGTCTGGGTTTGGCTCGGCGGTCTTGGTGTCGCGAGTCGCGATATGTCTGGGACTGGTCTCGTGTGTTGTGGCATCTGCGCTGTGGCAGGGAAAGCTGCGCTGAGTCAAGGCATGGTCCGTTGTGGCAGTCACGCTAAGGCGCGGTATGCTATGGATTGGCAAGCTGTCGCAAGGTAAGTCTTGGCAGTCGAGGTTTGGTCTGCCCGGCTACGGAGTGGCATGTTGCCACGAGGACAGGTGGCGTATGTCACGGTGAGTTTCGGCAGTCTTGGCGCGTTATGGCATGGTCTGGAGAGTCGAGACGCGGTCAGGCTGGGTGGGGCGCGGCAGACATGGTTTGTCGAGTCGAGGTGAGTCTTATTAAGGTGGGGTATGTCGTGGCGGTCATGGCAAGCTGAGACACGTTTAGGAGTGGTCCGGTGTGTCTGCGCTTGGTGTGGCAGTCATGGTTTCATGTCTGGGTTCGGCTAGGCTGTCCAGGTGTGTCCGGGTTACCTATGGTAAGGCGGTCATGGTCAGTTTAGTCAAGCTGTGTCCTGTTTAGCTTAGCTGAGGCAAGGCGGTCATGATGACGCTTGCTGTGGTGTGTCTTGAGGAGTCGAGACATGGACAGTTGCCTGTCTGGTGAGGCAGTCGAGTCCTGCCCTGTCATGACATGGAGAGTCGAGGCGCGGTCAGGTTAGGATTGGTCTGGCGGTCTAGTCCGGGTAAGCCCTGGAAAGGAGAGGCGCGGTCAGTCGAGGCTGCCATGTCCGGGTTTGTCAAGTTCTGCCGGGGTGAGTTTGGCTCCGGTGAGGCGTGGCAGTCGAGGCAGGTCTGGGCGGGGCAAGCCGGGTTTTGGTCTGGCGCGGCATCCAAGGCGGGGTCTGTTGAGACTTGGTGAGACGTTTCGTGGTATGGTGTGGCAGTCGAGGTGTAAGGCGCGTCTGGGTCTGCTTTGGTCAGACGAGCCCAGACATGGCAGCCATGCCGTGCTCTGTCGTGCTTAGTTAGGATGGGTTTAGGCGCGTCTGGGCGGTCACGGGAGAGCGCAGGGTGCCGGGTTAAGCACAGAAAGGTTAGGGCGATGCTGCCCGGCATCCCTGCTTTTTTCTGTTACAATCGAGAGGCGGTCGTTTTCACCGTGAGGAACGGATGCCGAAAATCGACAGTCTGCTTACTCGACATGCCGATGTGCCCAAGAGTGACGCCCCGTTGTGGTCGGGTCCGGGCGGGCGCGGTTCCAATGGTGGCGTCACTTTTTCACTTCTTTCCCGCTTCCTGACTTGCCGCGAACGGTTCCGGTTGTACGCAATTGAGGGATTGCGCCCAGCGGACGTTTGGAATCACCGTTTGGGTTACGGTGAATTATGGCATACTGCGGAGCAATCCCTGGCAGCGCGGCAACCGTGGGAGAAACCGCTAACGGCATTTGCTAAAGAGTTGTGCCGCCGCTATCCGACCCAACAAGAGCAGATCGACCATTGGCATTGTGTCTGCCGCGCTCAATTTCCTATCTATGTGCGGCATTGGCAAGAGCACCCCGATTTGCGTGAACAGCAACCGCTGTTGCAAGAGCACGTCTTTGACATTTCCTATCGTCTGCCATCCGACCGTGTAATCCGTTTGCGCGGCAAGTGGGATTCGGTCGATTTGGTGGGCAACAAGGTGTGGCTGCAGGAAAACAAAACGAAAGCAGACATCCGACCGCTGGAGTTACAACGGCAGCTGAGTTTTGATCTGCAAACTATGCTCTACATGGTTGCCTTGGAACGGCATCAAGACGCGCCACTGGCAGGTGTGCGTTACAACGTGGTGCGCCGTCCCTTGTCTGGGGGCAAGGGAACTATCACGCGCCATAAGGGCACGAAGAATAAACCGGAAGAGTCGAGGGCGGAGTTCTATGCGCGGTTAGCTGGTATAATTGAGAATGCGCCTGATGATTTCTTCATGCGCTGGGCAGTGACAGTTACGGCAGGGGACATCAAGAGGTTTCGGGATGAATGCCTCGATCCCATCCTAGAAGAACTATGCCGTTGGTACGACGCGCAGCGATCATTGCGGGATCGTGGGCACAAACCATTTGACAGCTATCGGGTCGAGTGCCGCCACTGGCGGCATCCGTTCGGCTGCGTCAATACACTGGACGAATACGGTTCCAGTGATCTTGATTCCTACCTAGAAAGCGGGAGCATGGTTGGTCTGAGCAGAACCGACACCCTATTTAGCGAGTTACAATCGTGACGGAACAACAGCAGTCGCCACCGGAGGCTGTCCATGCTTGTCTTAACCCGGCAGGTGGGTGAGGTTATCGTAATTGCTGGAAACATCCGAGTTGAGGTGCTGGAAGCGCGGCAGGGAATGTCGAGGCTGGGCATAACCGCGCCGAAAGAGATTACAATTGATCGTCTGGAGGTCCACGAAGCGAAACTAAGAGCAGCAGGAGGACATGGAGATGCACCGGGAAAAGGTGACGTGCCAAGAGTTCCGTGACGTATGCACCGGCAATAACTTCGGTGACGTGCCGACGCTGTTACGCGCTATCGTCTACGCACACTGGCGGGAATGCCTGCAGTGCCAAGAATGGCTTGCTAGCGAGGGGGCGGTTGGTCCACCCCTGACGGAGAAACAGCTAGCGGAAGTAAAACAGATTGCCGACCGGGACGAGGCAACCTTGAAGATACTGGCGGCACTGGGGGCGCTTTCAAAGGCAATGATGGAGAGACCCCATGCCTCTAGTGACCAAACAGTCCCCAAGGGCGGTGAAACCCCCCCCACTGCCGCAGACCCATGCCACGAATGATCTAGGAATCAAGCTAAGCTGCTACGGTCGCGCCAAGGTTGGCAAGACGCGCTTGGCATCTACCTTCCCCAAACCACTAATCATTATCGGTACTGAAGACGGCACAAAGTCCATTGCCACCGGGCGCAAGCTGAAAGCGCAGCTGCCGGATGGACCGGTCATCTATTCGCTGTTGGTCCAGGGTCGTGAGATTGGCATAGACTTTGCTCTGGTCAACCGGAGCGCTTGGATTGCTCCCTTGATCGACCGCGCTAAGCGCGGCTATGCTTCTCTGTGCCTTGACCATGCGGGCGGTTTGCAGGATATCGTCTTAAAGGAGGTGCTAGGTCTTGAGGAGATTCCCTTGCAAGGCAGTTGGGGAATGGCACAACAAAGCCAATGGCAGGCAATCGGGGCGCAGATGAAAAAGCATTTGCGCGATTTTCTCGACCTGGCGGACACCGGCACGAATCTGATAATCATCTCCCACGAGCGCAACTTCGGAATGGACGAACAAGCAAGCGATGTAATGGTGCCTAGCGTTGGCGCGGCGCTGATGCCATCGGTCAGCGGCTGGTTAAGCACCGCTTGCGATTACCTGTGTCAAGCATACGTGGCGGAAGAAGTCGTTACGCAAGAAATGACCATCGCTGGCAAGGTTACGAAAATGGCGCAGAAGTCTGGTAAAATCGAATACCGCTTGCGAATTGGACCGCATCCGGTTTTTGCAACCGGGTTTAGACTACCAGATGGCGTGGTCCTACCGGACAGCATCAACAATCCTAGCTACCACAAGCTAATAAAGCTGATAGCTGGGGAAAGCGTCTGAGGTATGGCACGCTGTGGTGGGTCGGGGAAAGGCATCATGTGGCAAGGTATGGCAGCCACCCCGATAATCGAGACAGGGGAGAGGCATTTTTTTCAGAAAGGAAACCTCGATGGAGCGCGCTAAAGCATGGATCAAACCTGTCGGCAAAAAAGTGCTGATGGAACTGTTGACGGAGACCAAGACGAAAGCGGGTCTGGTCTTACCGGCGCAGTCTGGACTGGATATGTCGCATCCGACCAAAGCGCGGGTAGTCGGCATCGGTCCAGAGTGTAAACAGGTGAAAGAAGGGGATTTAGTCGAGGTCGTTGCCGATGTCAGCGGGCGGAAAATCCGCGCCGATGAAGGGGAGTTCCTTTGCATGATTGAGGACGAAATCCTTGGTGTCGTGATTCAATAGTTCCTGTACAATGGGAGTTCCTTTATGCCGATGCAAAAGGGTCAGTCGAATCTGAACGCATCTCTGGCGGCTCATGCCGACGATCCCACAGAACAGCGTCAAGACTACACGCGCCTGCCTGGGGGCATTACGGGTGGTGTGGCGCAGCTAGTGAGTGCCAAGCTGGGCACTTACAAGGACGGCGCGAACAAGGGCGAGCGTTACGTCCGCATGGCAGCAACCGTGTTTGAACCTGCCCGCGCCGTCGATACGCAACGGGTTTGGGAAGATGGTGACGTGCGCGTGGTCAGCAGCCGCGAAGTCGCTATCAAGGGTCTGCAAACATCGGTCATGTACCCGATGTGCGCCACCAAATCGGCGCGGACTGGTGAAATAACCCCTGCCGATAAAAACATCCAGCGGATGTTGAACGATCTGCGGACCATCGGTGGTGACGAAATCACGCATGGCATCAAGAGCGAAGCGGATCTGCAGACGCGCCTCGAAGCATTGGAACGCGCCGGTCCCTTTATCCGATTTGGCACGCGGGCGGGCGACCCATCGGAGCAGTATCCGACGCCCCGCGTATTTGAAAGTTGGTATGGGGCGGCAGCGGACTACAACCCCGATAACCCCACGGGACCGATGGACTACACCGGGAACGGTCGCGAAATGGTGTCTGGTGCTGCAATTGCCGACGCGGAGCAGCACAGCGACATCCTGGTGAACCTGGAAGCACTGGGAACCCGTGCCGACAATCAGGACCGCGCCGCGCAGGATGAACTCAAGTCGATGGCATTGAGCGCTGGATACACGGAGGATGACATTAGCGACGCGAAGGATTGGTCAGAGATTGCTACAATGCTACAAGGCACCAATGAGGGCGGCACGGAGGAACAGCTGGAGCAGGAGGTACCGTGGAAACCGGAAAAGGGTGCCGTCGCTAACTACCATGTGCTCAACCCGAAAACGAATCGGAAAATCAAAGTGGAAGCGGAAATCCTAGCGACCGATGGACGGTCAAAGACAGCGACCATCCGTAGACTGGACACGCGCGCTACGATCAAAGGTATTCGTTGGGATGCCTTGTCAGAAATCTCTTGAGGTCGGGAAAGGAGAGGCGCATGGAAATGCCTAAGGAGCAGAGACCGAAGCAGCCCTGCCCCCAATGCCAAGCGCGGGGCAGATGGTTGTTTCTTGCCGCCGCTGGCGGCGTGACGCGCGAAGCGTACAGTCAATGGATTGATTGTCCGTTGTGCCAAGGAGAAAGCACGATCCCAGCTTTCCGACTGGGCGACTAACTTCTGGCGTATCTGAGTAATCCACCGGGTACCTCCTTACCTACAAGATCGGACGCCGGGCTCCCCGATGGTGGAAAACCCGGCATCTTTCCTTTTTTCATTTCTGGTTAAGCAATGGGGACGCTGTCTTGTATCGTTCCGGGGTGCGTAAATGTCGCAATCCGGCGCGGTCTATGTTGTACGCACATGAAACACCTAGAGCAGCGCATCAAGAGCAGAGAGTTGACCTGGGGGCGCGCTGAACAGCTAGGTCTGGTCAAAGCGCGGCGCAAAGGTTGGGGCAAGTTCCGTATGAGGCGCGCCAAGTGATAATCTCCCTCGACACTGAAACGACGGGAACGGACACCCGGCACGCTGCCCGCCCCTTTTTCGTGACAACGTGCGATGAATCGGCAGAGCAGCGCTGGTGGGAATGGGATGTTGACCCGATAACTAGGATGCCCGAAATTCCGGACGGTGATTTGGATGCCATCTGGCAGCTGGTTTGCGATGCCGACGAACTTGTTCTGCAGAACGCGAAATTCGACGTGGCGGCACTGGGTTCCTTAGATCGGAGGTTTCGCGATGCCTTCCCTTGGGAAAAAACGCACGATACGCTGCTGGCGGCACACCTTCTCGCTAGCTCGCAACCTAAGGATCTTACCTCGCTGGCAATTCAATACCTTGGGGTGGACATCCAGCACTTTGAGGATGCCCTGGAAACAGCCTGCAATCAAGCGCGGACTCGGGCGCGGCGTGCTTTTCCCGAATGGCAGATTGCCAAACAGGGATTAGCAGGGATGCCTTCCGCAAAGGGCAAGTGCTGGAAATACGACACCTGGCTGCCAAGGCAGTTAGCTGAGGCACTGGCGGTCGATCCCGAAGATAGCTGGGGCTATTGGTACACGGTGACGCGGGAGTATGCCAACGCGGACTCTGCTGTCACGCTGCCTCTATGGAGCGTACTGCGGCGGTTACTCAAATCCCGTGGTCTGTGGAAGCTGTATGTGGAGCGTGCCAAGCTGCCGGGGATTATCTACGGCATGGAGAAGCGGGGTGTCACGGTCAGCAAATCGCGCCTCGATGCCATGCACGCGGAGTTTCAGGAAGAGAGCGACCGCTGCAAATCGGTGTGTGTGACGATTGCGGCGGACCGTGGGCACGATCTGCAGCTGCCGCAAGGCTCCACCGTCAACGGTTCGCTGCATACGTTTGTGTTCGACAATCTGCAGCTAGAGGCGGTGGCGCGGACCAAGCTGCTGTCCAAACCCGCGCTGAACGCTCAGGCGGTGGCTGTGTACCTGGTGACGCTGCCCGCCGCTACCAAACCGGGCATGTTCATCCGTTCGCTCGCTCGCAAGCGGAAATTCGACACTGCGCTTACCTTTATCAAGTCGTATGAGCGTTACGGTGTGCCGCTCGCGGACGACTGGCTGCGTCTATTCCCGTCGTTCAATCCGACTACCACTAACACGCTGCGCTTCAGCAGCAACAACCCGAATGGGCAGAATGCGTCTAAGCAGGAACTCGCGAACCTGCGCTATTGCTTCGGACCGGCACCGGGGCGGGAATGGTGGTGTTTGGACTACGAGAACATCGAACGGCGCATTCCCGCGTATGAAGCTGGGGAGGAAGCGATTATCGAACTATTTGAGCATCCAGAGCAACCGCCCTACTACGGGTCCGAACACCTGCTGGTGGCGCATGTACTCCATCCGAAGCTGTGGGCGGACCTGGAGCGCGAAGTGGGTTTCGACAAAATGGGTCCGCTGTTCAAAGAACGCTACAAAGCAACGTGGTATCAGAGAGTGAAAAATGGCAACTTCGCTGTCCAATACGGAGCGCAAGATCGGGAAGATGGCAACGGCACGGCGGACCGCGCCTATGGTGTACCGGGCGCGCAGAGCAGGATCGCGGCGCGCTTCCTCAAAACCGCAGAACTCAATCGCAAGTACATCTCTTTTGCCAACCGGCACGGATATGTCGAGACGCTGCCGGATAAGACAGTGGATGCGCGGCGCGGTTATCCGCTGATGTGTGTGCGCACGGAGCGCGGGGCGGTAAAACCTACCGTCCCGTTTGCCTATCACGTTTCGGGAACGGCAATGTGGTGTACTTGCAAGGCAATGACAAGGTGCGATGCCTACCTGCGCTCTTTGCCCATCGACGCTTACATGCCGCTCCAAGTCCACGATGAACTGGTGTTCGATTTTCCGTGCGGGGGCGGCGCGGAGCCCTGGCGGTCAAATCTACGGTATATTCAGCGGATCGCGGAACTGATGGCGCAGTCAGGACAGGATATTGGCGTTCCGCTGCGGGTTTCTGTTTCTTATCACGCTGAGACGTGGGCGAAGGGAGTGCAAGTAGATGCCGACAACCTCAACCCCGGAGAAGCTAGTACCGTACCTATGGCACGGTTTGGAGTTGTCCTGGGAGGAGGACAAGGAACAAGCGGCGGGCGATTGCCCGTTCTGCGGCAGGGAAGGCAAATTTTCAGTCGAGAAAAGCACCGGCAAGTGGAAGTGTTGGAAATGTCACGAAGGCAATGAAAACGGCGGCGGCAACATCTACACCTTTCTGCAATCACTACACGCAAAAAGCGACGAAGAAACCAACAACGCACAATACAACCTTCTCTCCGTCAATCGCAAACTACTCTACCCTGAAACCTTGATGCACTGGGGCGTCTGTATATCCGCGCTTACGGGCGACTGGCTGATTCCCGGTTACAACGCTGACGGCAAGATCAATCAACTCTACAGCTATCGCACCAATAAAGACGGTCGCATGATTTGTATGCCGACACCTACGCTAACCCACAAACTGCACGGCATTCCGCTCTGGGACCGCAGCGCGCAGGATGTCTACATCTGCGAAGGCATTTGGGACGCGCTCGCTCTGTGGGAATTGCTGGGCGTCGCGAAGTTCACCGGCACCGATCTGATGGCAACCGCGAACGGAGACAACCTGCGCACGCGGGCGGCGGTTCTCGCGGTATCCAGTTGCGGCGGTGTCAGCTGCCTGCATAAATTCCTGTCGCTGTTTGAAGGCAAGCATCCGATTTTGCTGTTTGACAATGACCATCCACGAAAACACGAATCGCGGGTAATCGCTGGGCAAGGTTACAAGTCGATGCAAGAAGCAACCTCGATTCTGTGCAACGTCACGCAAAAAATCTCCTATCTGAACTGGGGATTGAACGGTTACGACCGTTTGCTGCCCAGTGGTTACGACGTTCGCGACCAGCTGTCGGAGGGCGGTGATTTACTCGGTCCGCGCTTGGACCGTCTGCAGCAGCTGCTAGGCAAGATTGACGATGTGCCCAAGGATTGGTTAGTTCCCTCGCGGCGGTCAGAACCGCAAGGATCGGAGGAAGGCTGCGGTGATTGCAAGGATTGGAAATCGTTAGTCAACAGCTGGCGCAAAGTCTTGACCTGGACGGATCGACTGGATCAAACGCTATCGGTAATGCTCGCAACCGTGGTCTCTACGCAGCTGGTAGGTGACCAACTGTGGATCAAGGTAATCGGTCCGCCCGGCAGCGGCAAATCGGAACTGTGCGAAGCGCTCGCGGCAAATCTGAAGTATGTCCATCCGATCAGCACGTTTACGGGTTTCCATTCGGGTTACAAGGAGGATAAGGAAGGATCAAAGGATTACAGCCTGTTAGTTCAAGTGCAGAACAAGACGCTGGTAATCAAGGATGGGGACACGCTGCTAAAGGCACCGAACCGTGAGCAAATCCTGGCAGAAGCGCGGGATTTGTACGATGGCACGGCGCGGACGCATTACCGGCATGGTATGTCGCGCCGCTATGAGCGATTGCGGACTACGCTAGTGCTGAGCGGCACGGAATCACTGCGGGAACTGGACACTAGCGAACTGGGCGAACGGTTCCTAGATACCGTCATTTGCGATGAAATCAGCGCGGAGTTGGAAGAGGCAATCGGTCTGCGCGTCATCTACCGTGCTGCTTACGAGAGTCGCTTGCAAGTGGACGGTAAACCGGAAACCGCCACATCCCCTGAGCGCGTGGCAGCACGGGGAATGACGGGCGGCTACATCGGCTACCTGCGCCGCAATGCCCAGCAATTGCTCGATTTGCTGCCCAATCCGGAGCAGGAGCAAGCGCAGGAACTCTACAACCTAGCGCTGTTTGTGTCCTATATGCGCAGCCGCCCCTCTCCCAAACAGCAAGAGAAGGCGCATAAGGAGCTATCTTCGCGCTTGTCGTATCAATTGACGCGGTTAGCGAACTGTCTAGCGGTGGTCTTAAACCGCGATGGTTGGGATGAGGAAGTTATGCGCCGCGTTCGCTGTGTCGCTCTGGACACGGCGCGGGGGCTGGCATTAGAGATAGCGCGCTTGATTTGGGACACCGGCAACGTAGGATTGGCAAGTAGCTCGCTAGCAGTCGCACTAGGTCAGGAGGACCATACGATGTCTAAGCTACTCAAGCATCTCAAGCGTCTGAAGGTAATCACGGTTAAGAACGTGGGCGGCGTTCCCCAGTGGCGGCTGACGCTGCCCCTGGCGCGTCTTTACAAGGAGGTGGTCGAATGCCACGGATAGGACAAAGACGGCGCATTGACCTGTACCAAGGGGATTGTCTGGAAATCCTCAAGACGATTCCGGACTCTGTGTTTGATTCCCTAGTCACCGATCCACCGGCAGGGATTGACTTTATGGGTCTACATTGGGACTCGGATAAAGGGTCACCGGAAAAGTGGATCGAATGGTTGACGCTCGTAATGCGGGAGTGCCATCGGGTGCTGAAACCTGGGGCGCATTGTCTGGTGTGGGCATTGCCGCGCATCTCGCATCGGACCGCCACGGCAATCGAAGCTGCCGGATTTGACATCCGCGATATTGTGAGTCACCTGTTCGGGCAGGGATTCCCCAAGTCGCTTGATGTGTCGAGGGCAATCGACAAGTCAGCTGGGGAGCCACGGATTGCCGGGACCGTCAAGTCGGGGCGGCGCGCTTCAACCTATCGGCAGGATGCGTGGACGCTGGAAAACTGGGGCACGGTGCAACCTGTGCATGTGCCGACATCGGACGATGCCAAGCGCTGGCAGGGATTCGGAACTGGTCTGAAGCCAGCCTGCGAATTTTATATCTTGGCGCGGAAACCGTTGTCTGAGAAAAGCGTCGCTGCCAACGTGCTCAAGTGGGGCACGGGCGCGCTCAATATCGACGGTTGCCGGATCGCTTGCGCTGGTGGTTCCCCGTCAGTAGGGCGAAGGCAGGGAAAATATTCAGGACATCCCGGTGAGCCCGGTTTCATCAGTAGGACTAGTCCAAAACGGTACGCTACAGCAAGACCTGGAGAGCAGCTAGGGCGCTTCCCCGCAAACGTAGTGCTGTCGCACGATTGCAATGGGGACTGCACCCCTGATTGCCCGGTTGCCATGCTCGATAGGCAGAGTGGGCAACTAACAAGTGGTCATGGGTGTATTAAGAGGGCGAGTGCCGGTAAATCGAAAAACTGTTACCGCGCCGACAGCAGGCGGTCGGGACAGGAGATACCGACCTATGGCGACACCGGGGGCGCGTCTCGATTCTTCTATGTCGCTAAGGCATCGCGCCGTGAGCGCAACATGGGAGAGGTCGAAAACAAGCATCCAACCGTCAAGAACCTGGCATTGATGTCCTTATCTGTGCCGTCTGGTGACTCCACCGGGTGGTGTGGTGCTGGACTGCTTTATGGGCACCGGTTCTACGGGCATGGCGGCTGTGCGGGAAGGTTTCTGCTTTACCGGCATCGAAATCTCTGGTGAGTATTTCGAGATAGCGCAGTTACGGATCGGAGCGGTGGAGAATGCCAAAAAGTAACATCCTGGCACCTTTTCCGTATTTCGGCGGCAAGGCGCGCATCGCGGAAACCGTCTGGCAGCACCTCGGCGACGTGCGCGGCTACGTTGAGCCCTTCTTCGGCTCGGGCGCGGTCTTCCTCAATCGCCCGCAGCCGTTTAAGGGGGTCGAAACGGTCAACGATGTGGACGGTCTTGTCTGCAACTTCTGGCGCGCGGTGCAAGCGAAGCCGGATGAAGTCGCGCAATATGCCGACTGGTTAGTGAATGAAAACGATCTGCACGCGCGGCACGCATGGCTTGTGGAGCGCAAGGACTCACTCCAAGCGAAGCTCGAAGGCGACCCCGAATACTACGACGCCAAAATTGCCGGCTGGTGGTGCTGGGGCGTGGCGTGCTGGATAGGCAGCGGGTTCTGTTCGGGCAAGGGACCGTGGCAAGTTCAAGAAGTGGATGGAGTGCGCCAATTAGTCCAGATAACGAGCACCAATGGAGTATCGCGGCGGTGCGTCCACCTGAGCAACGCGGGCGAGGGCGTGCTCAAGAAATCCTGCCGCGATACACCGAGCGAAAATGGTATCGCTGGCTGCGGCGAGCAAGGCTTACACGCCTGGATGCAGGCACTCTGCGAACGCCTGCGGCGTGTCCGCGTCTGCTGCGGTGACTGGCGGCGGGTTTGCGGTGGCAGAAGTGGCAATGCGCTATCGCACTTTTTCGCTGGCGGTAAGCCCTGCGGCATCTTCCTAGACCCGCCATATGCGGATACGGCGAATCGAGAAGACGGCTGCTACCGCGTCGATTCGCTGTCCGTCGCTCACGACGTGCGCGAGTGGGCGATTGAGCATGGGGACGACCCGCGCTTGCGCATAGCGCTATGCGGATACGAAGGCGAGCACACTATGCCGCAATCTTGGAAATGCGTGGCGTGGAAGGCGAATGGGGGCATGGCTTCACTGTCCAAGAGCGAGAGCCAAGGCAAGGCGAATTGTAGACGGGAGCGAATCTGGTTTAGCCCGCATTGTTCGTTTAGCCATACTTTCAGATAGCGCAGGCAAGAATCGGGGCAATCGAATGCCAAAGTCAAACATCCTGGTAGGCAGGAAGTCTAAAGTCGAGGTAGTCGCTATCGACCGCCTGCAGCTGAACCCCAATAACGCCCGTTTGCACCCCGAAGCGAACATTGACGCTATCAAGGGCTCGCTGGCTGCCTATGGGCAGACTAAGCCCCTAGTGGTGCAACGTCGCACTAGGATAGTGATTGCAGGCAATGGAACGCTGGAGGCGGCACGTCAGCTGGGTTGGACCGAAATCGCGGTCACCTGGGTCAATTTTCACGCGGGAAAGGCAATCGGCTACAGTCTCGCGGACAACCGGACTGCCGAATTGGCGCGTTGGGATTATGACGCTGTAGCACGGGTGTCTGAGCTAGTCGAGGATGCCCAGATGATTGAGCAGGGGTGGTCTCAGGACGATCTTCTCAGGCTGCGGCGGGAGTATGTCCCAGCGGAAACCCCGGCAAACGGCAAAGCGCGGCAGTTTGAGTGTCCCAAGTGCGGTTTTTCGTTCTCCGCGTAAGTGAGGACTAACTTTTTGCTTTCTTTGCCTCGACCCCAGCCGTATAATTTGTCAGTGAGGAAAGTTCCTCAGGACAACTATCTTTTTCGAGGAAAGGAGCATTTTGCAATGCCGAAAGTCACGAAGCCTGGGCGGAAGCACCCTAAGAAGAACGGTGCTGTCCAAACGAAGTTGCGCCTGCCCCAAATCCGCATTTTGCGGGTATTATCGGTGGGCACGCCTGCCCCGGCACTGACTCGCGCCAAGCTGTGTGAACGCATCGGGATTAGTGCAATCAGCGGCACGATTACTGCCGCGCTGAACGGTCGCGATTCCTACGGTGCATCGGTAACGGGACTTGTCCCTGGTGGCTTGGTGTCTAAGGAGGAGTTGAAAGTACCGGAGGACGGCATCAACGAGACCGTCTACGAGATTACGGATCGTGGACGCAAAGCGCTGGCAGTCTACGCGGAGGCACACAAGCGTCTGCCGAAACTGCGGGAAAAGGATATCTCGATCAACCGCCGTTACAAGCGGAAGGTACTGAAAGCTGGGGCGTAATGCCTGGAAAAAGACCGCTAGGAGCCATCCTGCCTTGGTACGGGTCCAAGCGCACGATGGCTCCTCTTATTATCCGGCAGCTGGGGCGGCACCAATTCTATTTCGAGGGGTGCTGTGGATCGCTTGCCGTCTTGCTCGCGAAACCGCCGTCTCACCATGAGATGGCTTGCGATCTGCACGGCGCGCTCACCAATCTGTGCTGGGTGCTGCAGGATGGCAAGCTGTCGGTGGAGCTATTCGACATGCTGGAGCGGACCATGTATCAGGACGATCTCTATTTGCGCTCTGTCGAGGAATTGCAGTGCATGGAGAAAAATGCGCCCAGCGCGGTCTGGGCATATCACTACTTCGTTGTTTCATGGATGGGGCGCAACGGCATCATCGGAACGGATAAGGTCAAGCATAGCATCGCGACGCGCTGGACTTCGGGCGGCGGCAGTGGTCCCTTGCGATTCCGCCGCGCCGTGGATTCCATCCCTGCCTGGGTGGACCGCTTGAAAAACGTCCATATCTTGCGGCGGGATCTGTTCGAGTGTCTAGCTTCAATCGAAGATCGTAAAGAAGTCTCTATGTACATCGACCCGCCCTATTTGCCGGAAACAACGTCAAGCGGCGGTCGTTTCGAGTATGATTTTACGTCTGAGCAGCATTCGCGGCTGGCAACCGCCCTATCGCGGTTCCACAAGGCGCGGGTGGTGGTCAGCTATTACGACGCGCCGCAACTGAACAATCTGTATAGCGGGTGGCGCAAAATCAAGTGTCCGCGCCACAAGCATCTGCACACCACGGAGCGCGGATCGGCGCGGGAAGTTGCACCGGAGGTCTTGCTGGTCAACGGATTCGTCTATGCTCCCTAAATCTACAGCCAGCATCAAGCGGCGCGGCGGCGCGGACCTGCTGCCGATGTTCAGCTACTACGGCAGCAAGTGGCGGCTAGTGCCGTTCTATCCGCGTCCGAAGCATAATCTCATTGTGGAACCGTTTGCGGGCAGCGCGTCCTATGCTCTGCGCTATGCGAACCGCAAGGTGCTGCTTTACGACGTGAACCCGAAAGTGGTCGGGCTGTGGCGGTATCTAATCGCTGCCAAACCTTCGGAGATCCTAGCTTTGCCTCTGAAGTTTCGGCGCGTCAACGATCTAACGCATTTATGCGAAGAGGCACGCTGGCTAATCGGCTGGTGGATCGCCAAGGGATCGCAGCATCCACGCAATAAACCGTCGCCGTGGATGCACCTCAAGACGCGCGTGGATTGCGTCTGGGGTAGTGTCATTCGTGCTAGGATTGCCTCTCAAGTGAACCAAATCAAGCATTGGCGCGTCTGTGAGGGGAGCTATGAGGAATGCCCGAATCAGGCGGCGACGTGGCTAATCGACCCGCCGTATCAATCGCAAGGGGTATACTACGTCCACCATGAGATCGACTACAAGCAACTGGCGGCATGGTGCCGGGCACGGAAGGGACAGGTTATCGTCTGCGGCACGATCAAAGATACCTGGCTGCCGTTCCAACATCTTAAACAAGTGAGTCGCTGCGCTTCCAACGTGGACAAGGGGAAAGAGATGAACTACTGCGAAAGGGTCTGGGTTAAGAACTGAAAACGCGCCTTACTATACAGTAATACACATACAAGCACACACACAAACACACTATCCCGATGTCATTGTAAAATCAAAAACGGTTTGTGTCAAACAAAAAGGAAAAAGTTTTTTATGCTCCCACCCCCTCCCGCCGATGTCCCGTTTGTGCCCACGAGTGCCGAACCCGGCAGCGCGGAAAAGGTCGAAGTCATGATTGAGCGCTACCAGAGGCGGCATCCGCTCTTTCACCCCCTGGACCCGCGCTTGATAGTCAAGCACAGAGGGTCACGCTATTACGACTGGCAGGCGCGCTTTCGCTATGTGGGCAGGAAGCGGCACTATCGCGAAAAATTTTGATGGACGGGTTGACAAGGGTAGGTATAATAACAGCGGACAAATGAAGCAACTCGCAAGGAGAGGAACATGGCAAAGCTGAACCAAATCATCGCGCTAATTCCGGGCAAGAAAAACCGTGGCAAGGAAGTCATGGAGCGGACGTACCACATCTACCAAAAACCCGCGATGTTCGAGGGGATAGCGCGGAAGTACGCTCCGAAAGAGGAGGGCGGTGACGCGCTGCCGTCTGAGCAGCACATGCCACAGATGAAGGTGGCGGACCTAGTCCGCGATGTGCGGGCGGCGGTGGGTGATCTATTGGATGTGGTGGCGACTCAAGATGCTGCCAACTGTACCGCAAAGGCAAGTATCGTTATCGACGGCAAGGTTCTTCTTGCCGATGTCCCGGTAACGCATCTCTTGTTTCTTGAGAAGCAAGTGAGGAACAATGCCGACCGTTGACTGGAAGCACTTCATGGAATTGACTTTGGGGGAACTGACGCGGTTGACGCTCTCGCTGGAGTGCTCGCTGCAGTACGCGCCCCATAGTGAGGAGGAGTTGCGGGATATTGAAAAGGAGTTGCGGGATGTTATCCGCATGGTTGCTGATGCACTGGGCGTCAAGACGGAAGAGGAGGGATATCGGCGCGGTTATCTGGAAGGGTTCGGTGCTGCTTTTCACCACTTCGCAACATTCAAAACAAAACGCGATGCCGATAGGGCGTGTAACTATTTCAACAGGGACTTGCTAGGGTGGAAACTTAACGCTAGACGTGATAACCGCGCTGTCGATCCGCCGCAGTGCCCGAAAGTGAGTAAGTCAAGTGTGTGAAAAGGTCGCTGGTTGCTACTGCTCTGGGAACATGAACCGTCGTATCATCGGCAAGTGTTCCCAGTGTGGCGGCGTGGTCAGTGTCGAAACGGTATACTGGAGCGTCAACCGCCCCGTGCCTAGCTGTGAGCAGTGCAGCGCGGTTGCCGATGAAACGGCGGGGCTGCCGGTGATTCCTACACGAAAAATAAAGGAGAAGTGAGAAATGTGGAGGCAAACAAGATGCGTGGTGGAAATGGCAACAAAGGAAAAGGCGCAGGAGTATGCGGAGATGACCCCTGCCCCCCGTGACCGGAAAATTTCGGACGCGCGACTGAGGCACTACAAGGCTGAAATGCTGGCAGGCAGGTTCCACGGTGCTGAGTGGATACGGATTAGAATTGGCGGTAAGTGGCTCCGTATAGACGGCAAGCACTCATCCAAGGACATGCTGGACAATTGGGACGACATACCCGGTCCTATCCCGATAACTTTCAAGGATTTCGAGGGGGACACGATGGCTGACGTAGCCGACCTGTACAACACTGTCGATTCTAAATGGCGCGTCCGCAGTGCCCGTGACATTTATCGTTCAGTCGCTGGGTGTGATACTCGATTGGCGAATATCCCTGATGAGCACCTTAACGTAATAGTACCGGGTTTGGGCTTGCACGAGTTTGGTGAAACCCACAACCAGAACCGCCCCGCAATGGAGCGCGCTAATCTAATGAAAGACAACATTCCGTTCTGTGCATGGTACTCAGCCATGATTGCCGACAGCAAAGACACGAGGTCAGTGCAGCGCGACTTATTACTACGGTCCCCTGTAGCGGCAGCGGCGTGTACTTCGTTCAACCAATCGCCAGATGAGGCAACAAGGTTCTGGTCTCTGGTCAGAGACGGTTCGCTAACTGCCACGGTTGCTGGATTGAGGGTTTACTTGCTGCAACACCGTATGGCGCGTGGTGGCAAGAAGTCTTCAAGTGCGCTGATGATAAAGAAGAAATGCGAGAAATCTTGGAGGCGCTGGTGTCGAGAAATAGAGAACATCGCAGGAAAACGAACGTCTTAAAGGAGGAACCTATGGAGAAGTGGAGAGCATGTTGGAGGGAGTGGATTGGTCCCAAGCTGCCCCTGAGCGGATTGCGGGCACTGGCGGACGGTCTCTTGCATGATGATCCGCGCTTAACTCAGCACTCTCATGATGTGCTGGGATCATTCCGGACATCGAATCGGGAACGATACAATGGCGCGCGGATTGTCGGTGCCTGTGCCATCGGTTATGCCGTCTGGCGCGGGCTGCACGTATCAACTCAGGAAGTGTTCAATCGCACTTTACTGATCCTCAATCCGTGCCCGAAGTCGCATGACATGGATCACTGGGAAGAGACCGCCCCATTCTGGAATTGGTTTGACGGTGAATGCCGGAGCGTCATGCGTCGGGCATTGCTGCCCGAAGTCAACCGCTCGATTGCGCTGCGGACACGGCAGCTGGCGGACGAGGTGATAAACGAGACCATTCAGGAGGTGATTGACCTAATGATCGCTACCGTGCTCGTGATACTGCCGGTAGCTTTCTTAGCGGCAATGATTTTGTTGCGACGCTGAGCAGGAGGAAGCACGGATGCCCATTACCCCTGGACAGTTTCGGAAGCTGGTGAAGTCGGGGCGCGTGTTCAGCGTCACCTTCATCAAGCGCGGTGACGGTTCAACCCGATACATGAAGTGCCGGGTTGGAGTCCGCGCTTATCTCAAGGGCGGGGATATGTCGTACCGCCCCGCTGAGAAGGGACTGGTGACTGTCTTTGACATGGAGAAGTGCGATTACCGTAGCGTGCCGGTTGAGGGAATAATCCGCGTTCGCATCGACGGTATAGACTATCAAGGAGACCAAGGCTAATGTGTTACAAATGTCGCGTCTGCACCGGCACTACGGCACCGAAGCAAGCACTACAGAAGTGGACTATCCAGCGCACCGTTGTCAGAAAAGTCAACGGTGTGCCCAACGGTCTGCGGCAAGAGATTGCCCGCGAAGTACCGTGCTGCCCGTCGTGTCTGAAGTTGCTTGAGTCCGGGGAAACCCTGGAGGAACTGGTCAAGCATCCGCCCAAACCCAGCAAACCTACGGCGCAGGTAGTACGCGCCACCGTGGCACGGGACCGCCGCGCCAAGAACCGCCGATAAGGAGAGTGGGGAAGATGCCAAAGGCGAGCACACCAACCGACAAGGTACTGCACCCGAAAGTGCGGGTCGAGTACCATTTCGCGGAAAAGGAGGGGGGGCAAGGTCCACTGACCTGCACCGAAGCGAAGAAATATCTCGGATGGGAAGCTGAGGGCGAATACGTCGCCAGGCGCAGAAAGGAGGACTCGTCCCTCAGTGAAAAGGAATGCCTGTACGGTGACGTATACTTGCTCAAAGACCACTACGGAAACAAAATCCGTTGCTGGAGAAACGACCAATGGAACCGACCGTTCGATCCCGCGTGGGCACTCAGTCTACAGCAGGATATTCTCACTAAATGCTTCAGTTTGAATTGCGAGAACATTATTATTTCCCGCACCGGGCGGGTCGAGTCCGGGGTGCATCGGCTGGTCGGGCTGGTGCTGTCAGGGCAGCGATGGCAGATTGACGGCACGTCAGGCTACTACCGAAAATTCTGGAAGTCAGAACCTACCATCGACACTTTGATTTGCTTTGGGGCATCTGAAGATCCCAGAGTGATTCGGACACTTGATAACACCAAGACGCGGACTCAGGCAGACATGATCTACACGTCGCCCGATTTCGCGGACCTCGCGCCAATCGACCGCAAAGAATGCTCTAGCCTCTTGGCTGGGGCACTCGATTTAGTATGGCTCCGCACCAATGCCGCAGAGGATGAACACCATCGCTATCAAACGCATTCCGAGTCCAGCAATTTTCGAGAACGGCATCCACGTTTACTCAAGTGTGTCAAATCCATTTTCAAGTTGAACCAGAATCGGGCATTAGCGCGGCTCAAGCTGTCCGCTGGACGCTGCGCCGGTCTGTTCTACTTGATGGGTTGCTCCACAAGCAACGTGAACGAATACCGACTGGGCAACCCCCCGCGAGCGGAGCAGCACTTGAAGTGGGAGCGTTGGGAGCGTGCAGAGCAATTCTGGGAAATGGTGACCACTTCCTCCGATGATGAAGCGGGGCGGTTGCGTGAAGCACTCGCTTCCATCCGAACCGAGGAAGAGGAAGGGGCGGTCAAATTCCCGCCGCCATCGGCGCGGGAGAAAATGGCGGTGCTAGTCCGCGCTTGGAATGAGTTTGTCAGAGGCAAGATTCTGACCAAGCGTGCGCTGGATTTGTCCGACATACGGACACTGGACGAGAACGGGCACCCGGTTTTGACGCAATGCCCTGTAGTCGGAGGCATTGACCAGGGCGATAGAATAAAAGCGCAGAGGAGGGACGGCATACTTGTTATGACCGAAGAGGAAATGGAAACGAAGCGCACGGCGGCACGCGAAGCACGGGGTCGTCAGATGGACGCTTCGGTAAGGAGAACCTAAATGGGCAAGTACACGTTTCGATTCGTTCGCTGTCTGAAAGAAGCAGCGGATGTACCCGAATCATGGACAGAACCGGCACCCGCTGTGGTTGTCGATGCCGTCATGAACTGCGGTGCATCGTTCAAGGGAACCGCCGCCATCTTGGAACCGGACTCACCGAACCCGTGCCTCAAGCTAGCGGGTCCGCTGGGTCTCACTGGTGTCGAGAAAATCCTGTCGGGGTGGCGCGCATGGTATGAACATGAGACCATGGCCATTGAAACTCGCGAATCTGAGCCCGTCCAGCTGAGCTCTGGTGCGACGGTTTCCCAGCCGGGTGCAACGCTGCAAGTTAAGGTAGTCGACATCCCGCGCGTTGTGCAGGAAGCTATCAGCGACAATCTTGAGCGTGCGAGGGCTGCCGTCACACGCCGCACCCGAAGCGAACGAAGATAGTCTTTCCGGTAGTGGCTCGAACTTTGTTCAGCCAACCCTTGCACTGCCACGTGCCGTCGCCGATCCGAGTTCATCGGTTCGCGTCGACTGTTGCGATGCTCGTGGGGTAGGAGAAGAATTGGATGAATAAGCGCGACCTGGAAATCGGAGGCAGGTACCAAGCGAAGGCATTGGGCAGGCGCGTTATTGTCCGCTTGGATGCGATCCGCACGACGGATAGCGAGCGTGGCGGCGCGATTGCCTACGATGTCACCGATGTCGAGACTGGGGAGCAATTCACTTTTGCAAGTGCCCAACGGTTTCGCGGGGTGGCGGGCGGTCCTACTCAAGTGGACCGGCGCGTAATCGACCATCGGTCCAAAGTCCACGAGACAGTGGCGGCAATGGCTGCCGTGCAACCAGCGCATGTTGCGGCATGGTGGCGGCAAACTGCCGACCGACACACGGAGTATTTTGTGCGGCACCGCGCCGGGGAAACCGGCATCGACACGCTTGGCAGCGGCTACGAATTAAACCTAGTGACGCATCGGTGTCGCTGTGCCGCGTGCCGTGCTGCCCGCGATGCCGGGTACGATGGAAAACTGAGACTCAGCCACTAGCTTTTGTGGGCTGGTGGGCTTACAATAGTGTTCCGACGTTTAACCTAGTTAGGAGGAGTTATGAGGAACCCGACTTACGAGCAAGCGCTCGCGAATCAGGGAGTGAAGTGGGAGTATGTCGAGAAGTTCGACATGGCAGAGATCGACTATCAGAAGGGGCTTCAAAACCAAGCGCGCTTGGAGATGCCCCTGGATGATGACCTGGTGAACGCTTATGCGCTGAGGATGAAAGATGGGGACCAATTCCCACCGGTCGTCTTATGGCGTCCCGGCAAGGGGAGGTGGATTCCCGTTGATGGGAATCACAATTTGGCTGCCAAGCGCAAGAACAACTGGAAGCGCACCGATGCGTACCTGTTGGACACAAAAGACCAGCAGGTTGCGGATCGACTGACATGGACGTTTAACAACTCAGTCAATGGGCGTCGCTTGACGCCCGCAGAGGCAATGGAACATGCCCTGAGTTTCGTCAGGAAATACGGGCTGCCTCTCACGGAAGCGGCAAAGGAGTGGGGCGTCAACGTCCACAATCTCCAGCGGCACGTCAAGACTGCTGAGATCCGCGACATCTTGAACAAGAACAACGTCCGCATCAATCCGGCAATGGCAGATCATTGCTTGTTCGCACTGTCGCCCCTCCAGAATCTCGGAGAGGATGTCTTGGTTAAGGCGGGCAAGCTGGTCAGCAACAGTGGCATTACAAGCGAAGTGGTGAAGACGCTGGTTGACCGTGTCCAAGCAGCGCGGGACAGTACCAAGAAACTGAAGGCAATTGATGACTTCGCAGAGAGCGAAGCAGTACGCATCCGTCGCGCCGTCACAAAGGGCGGTCGCTTGCGTCAGGCAGCGGGTCCGCGTATGCAACTGTTGCGGCACCTGAGCGCGCTCCAGCATCTGTTCGAGGATTACAAGGAGCGGTCGGCACTTCGCCCGCAAGGGCAGGCAGAGTATGCCTCGACGCGGGACATGGCTCAGGACGTTGTAACCCGTTTAGTATCCCTGTTCGGATTGGGGGTGCCGCCGAAGCAGCAGGAGGCAGTATGACCTCCAAACCCAAACCGCTCTACCAGTTGATTCTGGACGCGGTGGCATGTAGGGGCAGATCGACTCCAGCACAAGTGCTGAGCATGGTTTCCAAATACATCCCCGCGTCCAGAGCGGTGCAGGCGGCACAGCGCTGCCGCCGCAACGATGCCGCTAGACGCCCGGTGAAACGTCCGCGTCCTATTCCCCTGGACCGTCAGGTTGCCAGGGGCAAGTACCTCCTGGTGATACTAACTTTGATGTCACTGAAACAGCGGGGCAGAGTGAAGCGTATCCGTAGAGGAATCTACGCTCCCATTCGACCGAAGAACCTTAGTAAGCGTCTCGTGCAGGCACTCCTCGACCACGGGGAGTGCAGCACGACGCGGCTTATCGGTTTCGTCGGTTCGAGCATCCCGGCAGCGGAAGCTGCTGCCTACGCGCGGACTCAGTACAAGCATGATCTGAAGCGACACAATATCAAGGCGGGGGGTGTCCATACCGCCGCTTGGTTCGTACAAAATGGACGCCGGGTGAAAGTGATCGCGGCGCTCAAGAGTCTCGCTCTGAGAGGCAAAATTCGCAGAGTGCGGCGCGGAGTATACGGACCGCCGCTGCCGCGCTTGTTCAGACTAAAAGTGAGTTAGGGTCCGTGCCGTGCCATGCCGGGGCGCACACAATGGTGTGTGCGCCCGCTCTTGCCGCCCACCAGGGTGTACCGTTATTTAGGCAGTGTTCGTCGTCCCAATCCGGGTAACGGTCCCCTGGTGGGTTTTTTAATGGGGAAACAGGAACCATGCCGCCAATAATAAACCCCGAATCACTTTCGAGTCGCATTGTCGCGGCGGTGGAGGAACTGGGCGTCGCCACCACGTTTGCGGTGCTAGCGAAAGTCAGCAAATACTTGGAAGCGTCACGCTGCGTCATCAAGGCGCGGCGGGCAATCCGCTGTGACCGCAAGCGCTACGGTCCCGATAGAGGACAGCCCTATCCACCGATTTCCCAGCTGGTTGCCAGGGGGCGGTTGATAACCGTTCAGGAGTCGCTCAAGGGTCTGGCTCAAGAGGGGCGCATACGGCGCGTGCGCGTTGGTGTGTATGCCCCGGTGAAAAGGAGAAGGAAGACAGTAAGGACGCTGGGAACCGCGCCTCGGAATTGTGGTCACCTTTAATGGAATAAAACGCAATCCGAGAGCGCGGTCTTTTCATCTCCCTAGCACCGTGCGAATGACCCCGAATGCTTTCTTCGGGTCCACTTGTCCCAGCGTCAACGGTAGGTAAATCACCTCCCTTGAGGCAGCACGCGCCGCGTCACCGTTCCCCTTGCACCCTCGATACTCTAACTGGGAAGTGCCCGGTTTGAAGCTGTGCCGCGCCGCGATGCCCGCCTTGTTCAACTCCGCTACTACACTATCCTGTTCCGACCCCGTCATACCTTGAATGCGAATGTCATAAACCCACGGTGCTTGTCGCGCGGGCATTTTCCAATCGGCAGGGCAGGCGGCATCGTAATCCGCTTCCCATTCGCGGCGGCATTGCAAATGGTAGGCATAGTTGCCCAAATTGGCGCGGATCGGTTCGGCTAGCAGGTTTGCCAGCCGGTAGTTGTGACCTCGCGGTAGATGCCGGAAATCGTGCGCGGGGGTGAACCCCAGATTGCGGAGTGAGCGCGCCCGGTCGGCATCGACCCTCGACACAAACCAACACGCGCCGCCCTCTTCACCGTGAACAATCTTGTTTTTGTAAAAACTCCAGCACGCTGCCTGACTTTCAGGGTGTGGGCGGATGCCATGTGCCTCCGCTAAATCCTCGACTACCGTCAGCGCCCGCGCCTTGGCAAACTCATGGATGCCTTCCATGTCGCACTTCCGACCGTAGACATGGACGGGCATCATTGCCGACACGTAGCTTCTCAGCAGCGCTTGCGTGTATGCGGGCATTGCCGTATCTGGAGTGACTAGCAGCTGTTCGTCACAGTCCATGAAAGCTGGGTCACCGCCCGCTAATGAGACCGCCCGCGCGCAGGCAATCATCGAAAAACTGGGCACCAGCACCTGCGCGTCAGGCATTACGGCGCGGGTTGTCTCCAGTGCCAAGTGCAAGGCGGCAGTCCCCGATGAACAGACAACCATGTGATCGGGGCTGACTTGGTTAAACTCCGCGAACTCCCGCTCTAGCAATTGGTACGCTTCCATTTAATCGTCCCGTTCGTTGCCAAACAGAGCAAGCACGATTACTAGGACCAAGGCAGCCAGCATAATCGTAGCAAGCGCGATTAGCAAAAACAAAGTCATGTCTAGCCCCCTGCAGTACAACCATGCTTGACGTTGAGATAGACCTTGTCTTGATCTGCGAGGTATGGACCTTGTTTCACCTCAATCATGTCCAGTTCATCGAGGGCATGGAAACCGTGACCGCCCGCTAAGAGCATAACCACGTCCCCCGCGCCCAGCACTCGACTGGCAATGAAGCGCGCTTCGTAGTCGTAGAAATTTACCTTGACCTGCCCACTGCGGACAAACAGCACCTCCTGAGTGTGTGTCACCTTGCGCTCTTTAGCGCAGTGGAAATGGGCGTCGATGCCCGCGCCGGTGCGGCGGTTGATCTGCCCCAGCTGCAGCTGCTCCTCCGGATCAGTGAAGAACGTAGTGCCCGGTCCACGGTGCCACGCATGGACCACGATAGCGAGTAGGACTTGCTCCATCGTCGCGTCGTAGTTGGAGTAGATACGTTCAACCCCAATCGCTTCGGGGCTACATGGTCGGGTATAAGTGTTCGGTTCGTTCATATCGCTTGCCCGCCTGGATAAAGACGCTGCCGGATTATCCTTGTCATTGTCATGCACCGGTGAAGGTACAGATGCTGAATATACGTTCGTAGCAGTCCCGCTTTCGCTATGCGCTCCCGTTCCTTGGGTAGATCGAGGTAGTGTGCAATTAGCTCGTGCAAATGGGGGCGGTTGTGGTAGTAGACAATCTCGCGCCCATCCTCGTAGTGATCGGACAGTTGCATAGAGTAGGGGTGAAGCATGAACGCGCCGAATCCTAGTGCCATGTAAACCCTGTTCGACCAGTACGCTTCGCTGAGCGGAGAATCCGGCGCGACCACAATCTGCGCCGATGCGATTTTGTTTGCCAATGCCTTGCCGTAGCAACCATTGTCGATGTGGACGAATTTGTCACCGTAGGTGCGTTTCATCTCCGCTACGAAACTTTCGCGCTTGGTGCCGCAATTCTTTTCCGTACCAGTGAACAGAATCGGGATCGTCTTACCCTCGTGCTCTCCAGGTCCGGCAATTCGACCGTCCGCCCCTTGCTCCAGCTTGATTAGCTTCCCTGAGGTATCCTTCGCCACCCAATCCCCATCGGTGCAAAATCCCAGGTCCACATGAGGGATCGTCTGTTCCATCCAATTCTTCCGCCACGCGGTACGGTCGGGTACGTCCTCTTGATCCACCAAGTCGAAGAACCAGAAAACTTTCTTCGCTTTGATCTCTTTCAGGAAGGCAATGTCCAGCCACTTGTGGAACAGCACGAAGTCCGCGCCGCAGGCATGGATAAAGCGCGCGTGCTTGCGCACGTCCTTCTCCAGTATCGAAAAGACGCGGTGCGTCTGCTGGATGAATCCATCGCTGATAGCTCCCTCATCATCGTTGCTGTTCTTCTGACTGTGCTTCGCGATGTAGAGCACTCTCATTGGTCCCTCGCATTTCCTAATTGCTTGACCAAGTCTACATAGTAGCACTTATAGTTCTCGCGGCTCTCGGTGAATGTTGCCATCAGGCTGTCACCGGGTATGTTCCGCGCCGTACTCATATCCTCATACAAGGCACTCAGTATCGGTTCGCGAATTATGTAAGCGTGCCGACGCATCACACCAAATGCCCGCTGCGCCTTACCGACGTTCTCCAGGGATACCTTGAGTGGTTTGCCCCCAAGGTAGATTAGCGACCAGTCCTGCCTCCTTGCGCGCTTAAACTCCCTCAGGATGTCAACGACCTCACCGGCAAAACCCGGTTTGATGTCAGCATCGTCTTCTAGGATTAAGACACCTCTGGTAATACCGCGCATACTTCCAAGCAGGCGGCGGTGTGCCTCGAAGCATCCCCACAAGGCAGCACCCCTTTCCCAGTCGGGCGGTGCTTCCTCGTCCACTCCGGGGAAGCGCTGCACCTCTGGCAGCCGCTCGTTCCGATTCCACTCCTCTAGCTTCGGCTCTATTTCCCACCAGCGGTCTCGCTGCCCGTCCAGGTTGATGCAGTAAGCGCGATCTAGTAACAGCGACATTGGTCACCTCAAATCCGACTTGCTGCCGTCCTGCCGTACCATGTCCACGAAGTAAGCGTGATACTTGCGGTTGCTCTCGGTGAAGTCCGCAATTGCCGTATCCACGTCTAGGTTATGACAATTTGCTAGATGCTTCCAAAGTTCGGTCAGGATCGGTTCACGGATAATATAGGCATGGGTCCGCGATACGCGAAATGCCCGCCCTACTGCTCCACATTGGTCCTGCGCCCAATGCCGCCGTGGTAGCCATTCAAGCAGAGTGCCACCCATGCGCCCGCGCTTTTCGGGAATGCCGCCCAGATAAATCATCGACCAAGGGTGGTTGTGCTTAAAGAAGTTTTCCAAAAGGCGGATTACCTTTTCCGGAAATTCTGGGGGTATATCGGCATCGTCCTCCAACACCAGAACCCCCTTGCGGTATCCCTTGTCCACCAACTGCCCGAATAAGCGACGGTGCGACTCGAAACAGCCCCATGCCCCATCGCTCATCCAACCGGGCGGCGCGGATTCGTCAACACCGGGGACGCGCACTACAGGCGGCAGTCCCTTGTAAGTGTGCCATTCCTGCAAGCGCTTCTCCATTGCCGCCTGCCGATCCGTGCGCCGGTCCAGGTTAATGTAGTAGGCAGCATCTAGGCGCAGAGTACGTCCAGATACTTCGGTTTCAGCACTTCCCACGAGCGTGTCTCCGCCCAAACCCTACCTTGCGCCGAATAAGCGCTGATATCCTGACCATACCAATCATCCATCCTCTGTGCTATCGACTTCGGGTCCACGCGGGCAACATCAAATTCCCGGAAGCGAGTGCCAATCCGGTAGCGGTGAGTGCCGTTCATTGGAATCAGCGGATCATTCGGCAACCATTCGTTATTCGGGAATCGGTTCGTTGTCATGACCAGCATTCCAGCGGCGCGGGCTTCCTGCAATGGCAGCGACAGACCGTTGAACTTCTCCGGAAACACAAACACGTCCCCTTCATCCCAGAGCGTCTCTTTAGGTTGCGTGCCGAAACGGTAATCAATCAGGACGTTCTCAATACAGCAGTCGGGGGTCTTGGGTAATCCGTCGATTTGTTCTTGAGCGCGGAAGATCAATTTAATCGGGTTCTTGACGTATTGCAGCGCTTCGTAGAGTTCTCTAGTGCCGTTACGCCCCAATATACCACCGTTCCCCGCGTTGTGGACAAACACCTTGGCATGGGTCCGCAACCGCCACGGCACCTCGACTGGCACCGGCATGTACACACCGTTGGGAAAACAGCGATGGTCTAGCATCGACGGGCACAGAATCACATCGGGGGTTTCATCCAGCTTCTCAGCTGAGCATTCGTGCATAACCATTAGGACGGTGCGCACCCCAGCGCGGCGGCAGTGTTCAACCAGCCGCCACCGGAAGGGAGTCTCGAAGAATAACATGGCATCCATCGAAGTGCAGAAGTCCCTCATGTCTCCAACCTGACCCTTGAGCGAAGCGATAACGGTTGAGCGCGGGTACCAATCCTCGTGGGTTTCGCGCCGCCCATGCCGGACAATCAAGACATCGGTGACGATGCCATGCGTGTAGAAGTCCCTCACGAGATACGACAAACCTTGATCGGTCGCGTAAGTCAGCGTGCCGACTTTCACTTTTTGATCCTTTCATGGGCGCAGCGTTCGTCAATGCTGCCCGCTAGACTGGACCGCCTCGAAAGCATGTCCCGCAGCTTCGCTAAGCGCTCTGCCGCCTCAATGGGTGGGTCACCGTTCAGATAGGGCATCGCCCGCCCGCACCAGTTCACCCCGCTTGGACCGATGTGCAACACTAGAAAAGGCGGTCGCTTCTTATTCATCGGGTTCCACTTCAACTGGAATATCGAGTCCGCCACCCCAGCGTGGATGTAGTCCATCCGATGCCAGGGCGGTGCCCCCAGGTGTGGGTCGCTGCAGTGGAAGATTTGCGAATACCCCGCGTGCTCATTCACGGGATCGACATGGTTGCGCTCCCAAGCGGATTCATCATAGACATTCGATGCATTCCAGCCGGTGAGCATAATCCTCCGATGGGGCACGTAGAGATTGCCGGGGATGTAGACGTATTCCCGCATACTGGGCACTTCTTTGGGCCAGAGTATATCCGCGTCCAAGAACACTAGCCACCCCTCCCTGCCGATTTGGTCCAGCGCCCATTCCAGTGCCGCCCACTTGTTGAACATCGCGCCGTTCGCGTAGAACAGATCGGTGACTAGCACTCTGGCATCGCAGACATCAGCAATGTCTTGCACGCTCCTATAATCCGCGCTGCTGGTAATCAGGGTCACCTTCTCGAAATGATGCCGGTTGTAGGGCAGGGTCAGCGCGAGGATGTCCGAGAAATCCACGGATACCATGATCGCGTGCAGTCCGGGGGGGTTAATCATAAGAGTCTGTCCCAGGATTGTTGGACAACTTTCTCGAACCAACTGAAAAGACGCTGCGGGCTGACGCGGCTTACTTGCGAGGATTCGAGGTTTTCCATATTTAAGCGATTCGTGGAGCGGTGGTTGAGCACGTAGTATTCGTCAGTCTCGTATCCGGTGTTGACTTCTCCTCTGACATACAGCGTTTCGTGCGTCTTTTCACCGGGGCGTTTGCCGACGATCTGCACCTTGTCACCGTCGAACAGCGCGATGATGTCGCGCAGGCATACGCTCTGCATCTTGCGGATGATGATGTCTCCTGTCTTGGCGCGCTTCAAGGCAAAGTCCACCGTTGCCGCTGCTTCCTCCAGGCTGAACATGAACCGCGTCATTTCGGGGTCGGTTACCTTGATCTTGCCATTTCGACGTACCGCATCCAGCCACAGTCGTATGACGCTGCCGTTGGACCCGAAGATGTTTCCGAAGCGACAAATGACGAAGCAAGTCTGCGTGTAAATATCGCTCAATTCCAAAACGATGCGCTCCGCTAGGTATTTGCTGATACCGTAGATACTCGTTGGGGCACTGCTCTTGTCGGTGCTGATGAACACGAACCGGTCGACTCCCTGGCGTGCGGCCAAGTCGGCCAGCTCATGGGTACACACGACGTTGGTATCGACGGTGTAATGGCAATGCTGCTCGGCCAGATCGACATATTTCTGCGCGGCGCAATGCACCACGATTCTACATGCGCGGATTGCGTCCTGTAGACTGTGGCAGCGGAGGTCACCGAGGACCAAGTGAATACGCGGGTAGCGCATTTGCAGCCTGAGCAGACGCTGCGCATCGCGCCCGTGCGCGTAGACTTCGTACCCGTCGTAGTACCGGGCAACTAGCTCGCTGCCGAGCGAACCGGTCGCGCCCGTAATGAGCATTGCGTCCATTACTTTTTGGAGTTCTGTAAGTAGGTAACCATCAGTTCCAGAGGTTTGCCAAGCTGCTCTTGCGTCGTAACCAGTTCGACCTTGCGGTCGCGCTTTTTGGGGCGATAGATGTTTTGGTGTTCCGCGCTTACTTGTTCCTTGCCGTCCTTTGCCATCGCTAACTCACCGTATCCCCTCAGGGGAATGCCGCAACGGTGACAGTGCCATTCCACCTGCTTCTCATAGTGCGACATCGGGTAGCACCACCAATCGTCGGTCACCGGATGTCCGGTATCGGGGTAGTCGGGTTCGTCCTGGTGGAGCATCGACTGCGCGCCCGCTATTTCACAGAACCAAGCGCGGAGTTGCCCACGGAACACACCGATTAGGGCGGACCAATGGATGTTGATGTCGCAACCACTAATCAGTTCCCAGCGCTTGCCTTCATCCGGGATTACATCCTTGATTGCCACGAAAGGCGGTGAGTGCCTGCTGTCGCTGTCCAGTCCGATAACGATACATTCGGGCCAGTCCATTTTGAACTCGTTATAGGCAGCATGATCCATGTGGACGTTTAAGTTGCTAAAGCGCGGATTGAACGTCTGCCGCATTACCTTGCCGTGCCCCAGCGGGTTGTTGCACCACAGCCCGCGCCGTTGCCAGGGGATGTGGCGGCGCATGATCTCGCATATTTCTGGGAATTGGGGATGGATTGCGGGATTGCCCCCAAAGACACCCACGACACCGAAATAGTTGCGCAGAGATTTGCAGGCTTGCTCGAAATGCTCCAGAGACATCATCCGGGGTTTGCCGCCCAGATTGCTCCCCTGAGTGCAGTTGTAACATGCTTTGTCACACGCTCTGGTTATCCATATTTGCAACACCCCATCAAGATATTTCCCAGGTCTGCGCGTGCCCGGCGCAATCATCTTCGCTAGCGCTTCTTGCTTGTTCATGGTTTCTCGAAGTAAAAGGAGTAGGGGCTGCCGTCCCGCTCGACCACCAGCTGCACAAACTGGATAGCGTGTTTGTTGCAGAACTCGAATACTGCCGGTTGAATGAACTGCGCCCAACCGCCCTTGATTTCCCAAGGGCACATAAAATCATGCCCCGCCATGATGCCGCCTGAGTGCAACTTCGGATAGTATAGGGCGAGGTCTTCGCAAACGTGCTTGTAGGAATGGTCACCGTCGATGTAAACGAAGTCGAGGCTACCATCCTTGAATCTAGTCACTGCTTCGGCGGAGGTTGCCTTGATTAGTTCGGCGCGGCTGCGGAGAGTCCAGGGGCGCAGCGCGATGCGGGCATTGGTGTAGTCTCCCGCCCTATCCTTACCGCCGCCCTCAAGATACTGCAGCTGGTCAACGAAGTCAGGGGGCACGTTGTCCCACGGGTCGATGCCGTAATAGGTTCCCTCCGACCACTGCATCAGGAACTTCTCCGCGAAAGTACCACGGTGGGTGCCGATCTCGACCGCTTTACTCAGAAGTCGCTTCTGATTCAGCAACTCCCCAAACCGATAGCGGCTATCAATCGCTGCGGTTAAGAGGATCATTGATACCTCCGTCGTAAATCTTCGATGTCTTGCGCCAGGCGGGCTCCCACAACTTTGTAATCGTAGCGCAGACAGGCAACTGCAGCATAGTCGCGCTGGACTTGTTCGTCGTATACGTCATACAATTTGCGGATCATGTCTCCCAGCGCGGCGGGCTTGATGTTGGGAGAGACGCGCACGAGGTTGCCGTCGATATAGGGCGCGATATCATCGTCCGGCAGATCGGTAACCACGATACAACCGCAAGCGGTCGCTTCGATTATCTTCCGGAATAGGTGCCCCCACTTGGAACTCGTGCAAATCGCGACCTTGTGCTTGCTTAATTCCTGCAGGTATTTCGGCGTGCAACAGCCGTTACGGTTGTAACCTGGATGCCGCAAGTAGGTTGTATCGGGCAGGTCGCCCAAATGGGTGCGCAGGACAGCGCGAAAGGGATAAGCCCCAGAGATCGCGCCGGATAACAGACAGCCGTGCCGTTGGCTAGCGGGTGTGAACTGAGGCACTACCTTGGGGTCCACACTATGGGTTGTCCGGATCAAATGCTGCTCACGCATGAACGGCAGCAGGTGCATGACCACTTTAGGATGGTAGTAGATTATCCAGGCATGGCAACCGATCTCAGCCGCGTGAGCGCGGCGGTAATCGACATCGTAGTGAATATCTTTCGCTACCGCCACCTTGAATATATCGGGGCAGGTCGCTAGCTTGTCCACGTTCAGGAACCGCGCCAGTGGCTCACGGAAGTCACCCGGTTTCACCACGTCCCATTCGCACTTGTCCTGAACCACAACAACCTGCGGGTTGTAGCTGTGGATCAGTTGCACCACGTCCACCTGCCCATCCAGACCATAACCGGATAGGTGATAACCCGCGCTTTCCAGTCCCGCCATGATCTGCCAACCTTCATCGCTCATGTGCTGCTTCATGCTCTCGACTGCCAGCGCGATATTGTTAGGTCGATCCTTTTCGACCGGGGTGTACACGGGAGACGGCAAATCTCTCACCCTCGGATGAGGCAATCCAGCGATAATCTGGGCGGTCGTTCTCACTTCGGTAGCTCATAGAGCAGGGTTGCTTTGCCTGTTACATCATCAAACACCGTGGCAATCGGTCCGCGTTTCATCAGTTCCTTGAGGCGCGCAATCTCCTTGTTCAGAGCGCGCACCTCCTCATGCAACCGATGGCAACTGTGGCAGCCCACGGTCCACATGCTCGCGGGCAGGTCCATCTCAGGTGTATGCTTTGCCGTTGACGATTCGATAGTTTTCGACGGTGAACGCGCCATCTTTTTCAATCCTCACTATGGCAAACCCAGCATTCCAACGGTTCAAGGGATTGTACGGTGCTGCTAGCTGGCAAAGGCAGCCCGTAGAGAAACACGAAATCATGTGGTTCGACAGTGGCAACCGTTCTCCGTGGTGGCTGGAGCGGTGAACATGCCCCTCCATCGCGTTCTCGTGGCAGCGCAGAAACAGGTTCCGCGCCGGATTGACCGGGTCCGCACTCCACCCACTTCTGAACTCGTGACCATGTACGACCCATAGCTTCCCTAACCGAATCGGTTGTTTGTTAATGACCTGCTCCACCTTCAACTCTTTCAGGTGGAAGACGGCATCGAAACTGAACTCCGGTATCCCCAACAACTCCGGTGCCTTAACCCAGAGCCACCGCTGGTAGCGGTCCTCGTGGTTACCCCACTTCCAAATCATCCGTTGCTTGGGAAATATCTGTCGAAGCGCGACAATCATCTGCTGGCACGCTTCGACCTCCTCTCTGAACTCTACCAGAGTGGGGTCTTTTTTGTGGTCCGAGATTTGGTAGAAGTCTACCAAGTCACCGTTAATCAAGACCCCGGTGCATCCCTCATTCTTACCATGTTCCAGTGCCACAGTCAGCGCGGCATCGTCGTGGAACGGGCAGTGCAAATCCGCGATTACCAACCACACCCCAGGACCGTCAACTAGAAAAGCGTTGAACGGGTCCAAATACTTAATCGAGGGCGGTAAGCTGGCAAACACACCCTGCTTACCATGCGGTCGGAACAAGGTTTTGTCCCGCCGCCCCGCCTTCTGCTTCTCCGATCCTGAGTTGCCGCGCACGACTCGAATCATGGAGCGACACGATTCGATATTCCGCCACAGGGTCGGGTGCTCAGCAACCAGCATTCGTGCTAGGGTTTTACTTGGTGTGTGCGGATACCTCCTTATGAAATCGCGAACCGTCTGCGTCTTGTTTCCCTCGCGCGGGGGCATCTGTCACCTCGTTAGTACGGGCTGGGATGCGACGTTCAAGAGGTGGCGTCTTGCCGCGCCAGAGAGGAGTCATAAATCTACCGTTACAAAACCTGCCATGATGGTGCATTTACAGCGACACAAATCCCCCAATTCGACACTCGGATGCAAAGTCAAATCCTCCAATCCGGTGCCGCTTGCCGCCCACCGTCCCGGTCCCGGTGCGGTATCGTCGGGAACCGTACCCTCAAACCAGATGATGATACGGTGGATGTCCTTGTGCATCCTTTCGCTCGCACATTTGGGACACTTGAGCATTACCCCATGCGCTTCCTTCATGTCAGCGGCAATGATAATCATACACTTGCCCTGACTCTCCGAATCGTCAGCCTTTTTGATAAAGCGCGGATCAAGTTCGCTTAGCTTCATTGAGTAGCTCCATAGCATCAAAGTCCTCACCACGGAATGCCGCTTTGGGATGGGGTCCGTGGTCCATCGTGCTCACGTCCCCGGTGTGCTGTATCAGAGACGGATTGTGGACAAACTCTTTCCAACCTGCTTTCGTCATGGCGGTCACGACACCGCCGTCAATGTTCATGGTACTGCGCCTCGAAGCATCTGCGGGTCGAGCGATCATGTGTGCCGCTTGCAACACCGTCATTACTGCTTCGCGGGAGAAGATCAATCCAACCGCGCCCTTGCCCCATTGGTCCGACTCATACCATCCGATCTTCTGCTTACCGTTGCCATCCCTAGGCGCAATCAACTGGTTGTTGGGAAAGGTGAACAGGTTCCAGTAACCCTTTTCCGGGAACGGGCAATGACACAAGTAGGAGCGCAGGTTCCGATAGGTCACTAGATCGTCTTGGAAAATCGCGTAACGGTTGCACACCGGTTGCCGGATATACAACTCTGCAAGTGCTAGTATCCAGTTGCCAAATGCCTTCAGTGGCGGGCAGCGCCCCGTCACCGGCAGCTTGAACTCGCGCTCGAATCGGTCTGCCTCCGTGTGCGTTACACCGTCGATGAACAGCCAAGGCTGGTCGAATCCGGCAGCTGCCAATGACTTGAGCGTGCGCGGCAAGAGCGTGCCCGCGCGCGCCGGTACAGTGGTTACACCATAAACCCAGCGAGTCTTGTTCACGTCTGCTACGTTCTCCCCATGCCAGGTCAGTCAGGATTCGGGTTTTGCCCACTTATCCAAGGGGCACTTTTGATCCTTCCACCATGCCTTGAGTGAGAGATTGCAACCGCAGCGCGGGTGCATACAGGTGTTGCCCTTGCGCATCTCACAGCTGTTGCAGACATTCAAGCGCGCCTCATAGTCCTTATCATCCACGGTGGGCAACCCCGCGAGGATGTGACTGGCAACCGCCCAGCTGAGATTGATTGCTTTCTTGAAGATGGATGGTCCGCGCTGCGGAAGCACTGGTCCAGCCGGATCATCGAAACCGAACCTTTTGCGCTGCTCCACCGTCAGCTTCGTCAAGTCCTGTGGTATTGCCAGTTCCGGGGGCGCTGGTTGTGGTGCTAACTGTGGCGGCGGTTTCGGGAACTCAATCTGCTTCCAGCTTTCGCGAACCTTATACCCTTCGTCCGAGTACGGGCAGCGCAGGCACGTCTGCGCGGTGACGTTCATCGGAGTGCCAACGAGTTTGCTGGACTTACAGATGTAAATATCCGGCGCGACCTCTTGCCCACGGTCTTTACACGGCGGTACGTTCATGCGGGTTCAACGCTTACTTGCACGGTCACCGGTGCCGGTTGCTGATTGGCATAGCCCGGTGGGTTGCAGAAAGGAACAGTGACTCCACCTATGCTGATTCCTCCGTAGGTCATAGCCACCTCGAACACATTCTTGCCAAGACAGTCAAAGTATCGCGCTGGAATACAGTAGGAGACAGTCCCTTGTGGAGGTGGTGGAACAGGTGGAATCTGCAAGCAGGTAGCGAACCACGGTTGATACAAGCATGTAGCGACACCACCTTTGAGGGTGAACCCTACGTCGTAAGGGTTCAGAAGGCTGCCACTATAACCGGTCAACCACCATGCCCACGCTTGCCCGAAATTGTACGGGAATGTATCTGGCGGTGGGAAAGCATACGGGTATTGACAGAACAAGTCGAAGACCTTTAGCGAAAGCCAGGTACAGCTGGTTGCTACGAATGGTGCTTGTCCATTTGGATCGTTTGGGGTGAAGTTACAGTGGCAAGGGTGGAATCCGAGAATCGGAGTCCCCGGTCCATATATTGGTGTCGTACAAATGGGCGAATTGCTCTCACTGTCCCACGGAACGTCTTCTGGGAAATACTTATAATCAATAGGTCTTATGAGGGTGTGGTCACCGTTAAGGGATGAGCAGAAGCTACAGTCGGCATCCTCAAACCCAGAGGCGGACAGTTTCCATACTTTCGGTACTGTGAGGCAATCAGGACAGTCCACATAGACCTGTGGGCATTCCAGCACGTCTACGCTTATGGTTCCTTGGCAGCAATCCGTTAGTGTGATCGGTCCGAACTCAAGTAGAAACTGAGAACTGGTGCCCGTACCCGTGTCCCCACAACGGCAGTTAGAGGGCGGCACCGTGACAGTATCCTTGCCGCAAGTAACCGTCAGCTGGTAATTCTCACAGCTGCCCGAAGCGGGGTCTTGAGACGGTGCCTCGATAACCAGCTTCCAACTACCCACCACACCGTTACAGCACGGCGCATTACCACCGAATACGCTTAGCTGGAACGGTGAGCAGCTATCGACATTCTTGGAACTGTAGCTACTGGCGCAGCCTGAGAGGTGGACGTTGCACGCGGTATCCATCGTCACCGTCAGGGATGTATTACAGGCAGTGAGGTTGAGAGTACCGGACCAAGTCTGCGACCCTTCGTTCCATGACATGGTTGCGTTGACACCATCGCAACAAGCGCAGCCGCCCTCGTCGCGCATGGTCACGCTTATCTCTGACGGCAATAGCACCGATGGAGTACAGCAGGTGGCGCGCTTCGTATTGCACTTGATGGACAGCGTGAGGATGCCACAGCTGGCAGACACGGCACCGGACCAAGTGCCGCCCTCATACGTCATCTGAACTTGCTTACCGTTAAAGCAATCCTTGCAACCATCATCGCTGCTAATGCCGTAGCACAGCGGTATCTGAGGGTCGAGTTTGCAGCAACCTTTCTTCACTTCGCTGCAGCAACCGCAGTTTAGAGTTGGTGTTGTTCCCATTACGGTTGCTTCAGTATGCCTTCTAATTCGTCATGTGGACTTTGTGTTTTAGCGCGGAGTACGCGCTTTGCCCACATCCCCAGTTGGTCCAGCTTCTCGACTCTTTCCTTGCAACCGCAAGGACGCCCCAACCATGCCTCGACACGCTCACTCGTGAGCCCGATCATGCGCAGCGCAGCTTCGATGTTCGTTCCTAACTTCATGGGTGCCCGGTCCCTGGTACATCATCGGTAATCGCGAACAGCGCAATGAACGTCAGCCCCGCGATGGTGACTGTCTCAAAGTGAAAAGTTTTTGTTGTTGCGACGCATGTATTGGGATCTATCTGACTGGTAAGCATAGTCAGCACGATATTGTCCGACGTTCCTGTAGTGAATGGAGTGGCGGTTGCCGGGGGCGGTGATACTGCTATGAAACTACCATAGCGATCTTTGACCGCTATATTGTACCCGGCTGGTATGTCCGCAGTCCCGACGTTGTAGACCGTCTTCTGGTTTATGTCGATTTGGGTTAGGGTTGGGGTGTCCCCGCTATTGTCTACGGTGTAGATATCGCAGTCTACATTCCCCGGTGTGTCTGAGTCCTCCTTCGGGATGCCGCCATCCGGCACCTTGATAATATACGTGTCCGGAGGTGTGAACGTGTCGTAGCTTTCTACAAGCGCGCGACCTGTCTCCATGACGCCGCGCTTAGAGCGACTCTTAAACTCCGTTATCATGTCACGGAGCGAGTCCACATCTTCCTGAGTCAGCACGTATCCGCGGCTCTTTGGCATACTACTTCGGGAATAGGGACAGGGTGAACTTCGCTTCACCTTTCCAACAGCGGACGTAGACGTTGTTTAGATCCACCGGTTGGAAGTGAACCGACTCCCCCGGTGGAATGAAGATGTCCGCCACCCCATGCGTGCCAAACTCGATACAGACAATGCGCTGCGCCGCTTCCTCCTTCTGCGCTGGTGTCGGTTCAATCAGGAACCGCCCCTCCTCATTCTTGATGCACAGCAAACCTACATCCGTCGCGCCGATCCAAACCGCCCCTGCCAGCTTGGGTAGTGATTGCCACTCCGTACCCACTTTGAACTTGCGCAGATAGGGTTCATCGGTACTGTCTACCCATCTACCAAAGCGATGATCCAGGGTGACGGGTTGGTCCTCCGGATGCTGGTAGTAGACTGTTTCGACTATGCTTAAGCGCGCTTTGTTGACAGGGCGGATGCACGGTTCCTCGTCAGTGTGTACAATCTTCAACCCACGTTCGGGGTGGTTCGGATCTGGTTTGGGTTTCATGACTGCCCCTTAGGTATCAAACGCCAGTACCATCACGTTGCACGGTGCAATGTCTGCCTTGAACGATAGGAACGACGTGCCCATGTCCGCGATGCCGGTGCCCGTGCCCGGTTTTAACTCTTGCCCCAAATAGCGCGACAATCGGAACAGCGTTAGCTCCCCCGGCAGTAGCTCACCCAACGGGAAGAATGTGATAGTGTCCGCGTCGTAGATTCCGAAGATAACGAAGTTGGTTTGGTCGAGGTTCTGTATCCAACAGTAACCGGGTTGCACCAGAGTGCCGATGCCCGCGTTGCAACCAGATCCCGCTTGTGTGAAGTAGACCTCCGTGTGTGTGACGGCAACGGTGATAACCCCAGGCACCGGTCCTTTCTGCCCCGCCATATCTGCCTGGAATCCTTGCGGGTAGCTTTGGAATTGGAGGTTGCCCTTGTTGATGCTTATGCTCAGACGAATCTGGATTTCAGCAGACATGGTCAAAATACCAATGGGATGCCGAGGATCGTGAAGTCTGCTTCCTGGTACACAGAGAGGAGCAGCTGCGCTACCTGATTTTGGTTCGGGTCACCGAGGTAGTTAGCGGGCATACCCGCCCCGTTCAGGAGCGTTTTTGCCGGGTGTCCCTGCGCATCCTGGTACCGTTGGAAGTTCGCCAGATTCGTATAGTCCGGAATGTTCTGACCGCCGATGTTGATATAGGTTACATCGCCAGCTGGTTTGTACTGACCTTTGGTTGAACTGCCTTTCTTTGTGTCCCACTCACCCTTGATGACTTGCGTGCCCTCGTCCGCGATGATGCGATCCCAGGTGTCGTAGCGAATATCAAAGGTGAAGTTGCGCGTGTAGTAGACGAGACACTGCCCCCAGAACTTGCGCTCCCAAGTGAACTCGCTCAGCTTAATCATCCGCGCGTCGAGACCCCACATAGGGAAAGCATTGACAGAGTTCACCATGCTTTGCACATTCGCTAAGTCCAGAAACGGCACGTTCTGCTCAATGCGGATCTGCGGTTGCGACTGGTCGAACTGGACGTTGGGACCGTGCAGCTGCTCCTGCGCGCTGTTGGAAATGCGATTACCGAATCGGTCGTAAACCGATTCCTCCGTCCTTTTCACCATCGACCCGCTAACTTTCTGCGGTGTCAACAGTGGGTCTTGGATTTCTTGCCCGGTGCAGGCATTGTGCGCTTCTTTGCGGTCGGGGGGTTTGTTGCTGACCTGGACCTCGACTTCCCACCAGGTATTCGGTTCCGACTTGAGGGTGGGTGTGACCTTGAGATTTAAGCGCGTCCAAACATAGATGTCGATATCGTTACCAAGGAAGTACCAACTGCCGGGGCGCGGCAACCCCGGTGTCTGCATAACGACAGCGGGACCGTCAAGTACATTGTTGGTTACTACGCGGAAGGTAATCGTGTAGGAACGGTACCCGTATTCGTCCCGCTCCCCGGACCAATCCAGCAATCCCGCCATCTCGGATGCCATTAGAACAACCCCGCGCTTTCGATACTCGTGCCGCTGTCCTCCTCCCCCTGGTCCACTAACTTGTCGATGCCATCGGCAACCTTGCTGAACAGCGCAACCAACGTGTCCTGACCTCCTTGCATGTCCGATATGTCTTTGCCCTTTGGGATAAAGAAGTCACCGGGCAGCATCTCCGGTGCTTTTTCCATCGCGCCGCCCTTGGGGACAAAGAAGTCGCTGCCTCCCAAGTCCTCGACTGCGCTGCTAGCTGTCTCTGCCGCTTTCTGCATCGGAACAAAGAAGTCACCAGAAAAGCTAGCAAAACCCTTTGCTGCTGTTTCTGCTGCGTCCGCTGCTTTCTGCTGTATTTCCGGATAGAGTTGTTTGCTGTTGAGGTCAATTAGGTCTTTGGTCTGTTTTGCCGCGTCCGCACCCGCTTTCTGCTGTTCCGGATAGAGTTGGTTGCGGTTGAGGTCGATCAGGGTTTGAGTCTGTCTTTCTGCCTCCGTACCAGCTGCCACCGCATCCTTTTGTGCTCCCGCCTGCAGCGCTGCCTGCGCCGCTGCCTTCCTAGCGCGCTCTTCAGCCCTTTGATCCAACCACTTTGAAAAGTCGCTCTGTTGCTTCTGCTGCGCTGCCGGTTCCTCTGGCATCCCTGCCTCTAAACCTGCTGCCGCCGCCCTGGCGCGCTTCTCCAGTTGCATGTCCTGCCATTTGGAGTAGTCGCTTTGCACCTTCTGCTTCGCTCTTTCCTGGTCGCGCCACTGGGCAAAGTCGCTGGGACCGACGCCCTCAGGACTGATGATTGCCTCCTCCGCCTTCTCCCTACGGAACTTGGCAAAGTCGCTTTCGTCCTTTCTCTTTTCTTTCTGTTCACGCTTCCACTTCTGAAACGGAGTCTCCCCCTCTGTCGGTTCCTCGCCTGGAAATGCGAGACCGCCCCCCTCAGCGCGTTCTGCGACGGCACCCCATCGGGGGCGCTTTCTCCCGCCGAGGTCCAACCCCGTCATCTGCGACACCATGTCCAGCGCTGCCTTTTGATCTGCGGCTGCCTTCGCTGCCGCTCCTTTAGCAAACACACCCCCGAATGGTCCAACGAAACCTCCTTTCTCACCCTCCTTGGCACCCTCCTTAGCACTCTCTTTCGTACTCTCCGCAGAGTCCTCGTTAATCGCTTTCAAGCGTTGCGCCGTGTCCCGGTTCATCTCTACGATCATGCCCGCGATGTCGGAACTCTTTGCTAGCTGGGCATTCATCTTTTGGTTAGCTTGGTCGTACATCGCTGCCTGGTTCTTGTTCCAGTCACCGATGCCCATTTTCTTTTTCAACTTTTCCCATTGTTCCTTCAGCTGCGCTTCCAATTCCTTAGCGCGCGTCTGCAAGTCACCGGCAGGTTTCTTACCACCGTACATTGCTTGCGACCACTGCTGCGCCGCCAGTTTGTTTAGCTCTTTGTCAATTTTGTCAACAGCGTCTTGGGCTTCCTTAACAGCTTTACCGCCAAGTTCGGTGTTGATCCCCATGATGAACTTAGCGACAGCTTTCTTCATGTTCTCGTCAAGCGTGTCGAACGGGTTAGCGGGCAGCTTCATCAGATCCCGAACAGCATTGGCATAGGCAATCTTCGCTGATTTAGCTCCGGGGACAAACCAGGGGAGGTCCGCGAACGCCGACAGCATTGAGACCTTGATCTCCGCCATCGCGCGCTTACTTCGGAATGTCAGGTCTTTCCAAAAGGCGGCAAATCCTTCTTGGAGGAACGTCCATAAAGGGGACCACACTGCTTTCAGTTCCTCCACTGCCAGCTTGCCGACAGCCTTGAGAAGTTTGAATGCGGTCGGCATGTCGATCTGCGCTGCCTGAATCACCTTGCCCAATTGACCTAAGAGCGACCCGAACATCGGCGCGAGTCCGGTTACTACTGTCCCTAGCATGGTGCCCAGACCCACGAAGGAACTGCCGATACTGACAACGGAGTGCATGAGTGTACTGACGAACGCGCTAATGAAAGCGGTAACTGCGCTGATTGCCGCCTTGATGGTTAGGAATCCCAAGACAATCGCAGCGACGAAAGGTGCTATCAGTGCCACGGCAAAGGTAGCGACTAAGGCAACCTTAAGCGCGATAACTGCGACAGTTAAAGCCCATGTCGCAATTTTGCAAATGACTAGGGCAATGTTGTGCAAGGTAATGTTGGCTGTCGCCCATGCAATCGCAGCTGACGCCCCCGTCATTGCGTGATCGAAAGCACCAGTGATACCGGTCCACACTGCCGTGGCTGCCGCTGCAATTCCGGTAGCAACTGCGTCAGCAGCGGTTGCTGCAGCCTTAGCAGTAGTAGCGAGAACTGCCCCTCCTGTCAGGAAGGTGTATGCAGCAATTACACCGTTGTAGGCAGCTTGAATACCAGTACCTACAAGTAAGACACCCTCCCAGGCAAGAAGCGCGATCTTCCAGGCGAGCGTAGCCGCCCCACATGCCCATAAAAGGGCATGGACTATGCCCATCGCAATACCGAACGCTACCTGCTGAGCGAGCCAAATGACGTTTTCATTGGTGATTACTGCGAGAATTGGAGACAGGAACGCCCAGGCGGCGTTCACCAACCAAATTGCGCCTTGAAGGGCGAGCGCCGCCCCCTGCGCCATCCAAGTTACCACGGTCCAAGCAACGGTTGCGCCAGCGCTTGCGATCTCCGATATCTGAAGCGCCTTGTATACCGATATGAGTCCTTGGATAACGAACGACAATCCCACATAGGCTCCATAAGCTGCAGCAACCGCGCCCGCAACTAACATGATCGTGGCTATTGTCTTCATGTTGTTGGAAATAAAGTCACCCGCCCAACTAAGCGCAGCCTTCGCTAGACCCCAGAGCGCGTCCTTTGCTTCTGCTACAGCAGTCTTAAATAGCGTCCATGAGTTGCTGATATAGGAAACACCACCGAGTATCGCGTTTACGACCGATCCCCAGTTCTCTTCAATCAACTGCCACGCGCTGTAGAAGACGAACCCGACTGTGGTTGCCGCTTTCTTGAGGTACTCCCAAAGGACGAGCGATGAAGTCTTGATAAAGTTCCAAGTCAGCACCGCTATGTTCTTCAACCAGTTCCAGAAAACAATCAGCTTGAGACGCCACTTCTCCGTGTAGACGATGATGTAAGCGATAGCTGTAATCACCTTACCTTCGATGTACTTCCATACGACGGTGATACCGCCCATCTTCTCCACAAGGGATGCAATGACGCCCGCGAGGATAGTCACAGCAATGACAATTGGGTTGAAGATGTTGATTCCGAGAGACTTGAAAATGTGGAAGACCCCCATAAGCATATTCAGCGACGCGAACACGCCAGTTATCACAACTATGACGCGCTTTATCTCTGGCGGCAGGCTCCGAAACCAGTTCACCAGTTCCCGCATAGTTATCGCAAACGGTTGCAATACCTCCGCAACATTTTTGCCAAGATCACCCAGGAACTGCGTATAGGTAAGATGCAGCTTCTGGAGCGCGCCGCGTGCCGTGTTAGCGTACTTCGCTTGATAATCGAGACCAGCATTAACGAGCGTCTGAAACCGCGCCATCAACTGGCTCTGGTTAGTCACACCCATTAGTTCAGGGAGCAGAAATCGCATCATGTGGGTTGCTCTCATCCCCATCACACCTCCTTGTTGGAGCATCCCGATCAAGCGCATGAACCGTTCCGGACTGCCACCCTTGAGACCCGCTAAACCGATAGCTGCTTGGGTGGCAGACTCCGCTGCCGCGCCGGTCATTTTGAAATTTTCGGCTTGGGTCAGCAGCGCTATCGTTGTTTCCTCCCCGATGGCATTGACCTCCATCATGGTATTGGCAAACTTCTCGTATTCCTCCGAAGTCTCCGCGACAGCGCGCTGATTTATTTCAAGTGTAGCGCTCAGGCGGAGCATCGTGCTCTCGCGCTCCGAGAATGCCTCGAACGCTTTGGCAAGGAACTCCTTTGCCGTCGCGAAACCTTCCACCGTTTCGACGATGCCTTTGCCAAATTCCCTAAGACGTTTGCCGAAACCCTCGATTTGATCTCCGACATGACGCACATGCTCCGCTGTTGTGTCGATAGCGTGCGACGCATCTTGGAGCATCTTGTAGAAAGCGCTCCCTTCACCGGTCAGGCTGACTACCAGATTCCCAACTTCAGTTGCGCCTGCAGGCATTACTCTTCACCGTCACGTTGCCGTTGCTGCTTTTCTTCCCACTCTTTCAGTTCACTCATGGCAGTTCGGCGCGGCGGTGTTGGTTCCACCTTGCCGCGCTTGGCACCCTTGGTAACCTCGAACTGCCCGTCCTCTGTTTCTTCCACCGGAATGCTTCCGTGCATAACGCGCCCTTTCCAAACCTGTTGCGCCCAACGTCCTACTTCACCGCCATCCTTAGGTTCATCCCCAGTGATCGGCACATACGGACCCTTGAGACCCTGCGCTTTGAAGTTCGTCCTTTTCTTCGGTCTCTGTCCCTGCAGTTCAAACGGAATCCGGAAGTCGCTAATCTTCGGATCGCGCGGGTTCTTACAGATTGCCCGCCGCGCTTCGCAAGCTATCTGCATCATGTAGTAGTCGCTCTTGGTCGGACGGTTCCATTCATCCTGTAACCACTGCAGCGAGACTTCGTGCTGGCGGTGCGTTACCGGACCCCAACCGAGGTACTCGCTCAGGGACATACCCAAGCTGTGCGCTACGCGGAGGTGTCCGTCGTAGCGGAGGACACGTTTTTTAGCGCGTCTCCGTTGGACTCCAGCGCGGCTATCCTGCGATCCAGTTCTACCCTCTGTCTGACCAGCGCATCCTTGCTATCCGCGCCGACTTCGAGATTGGAGATTTCCTGCGCCTTCGCGTACAAGCGCGACGTGAGACGGTAGGACCATTGCTGGACTGCCGACTCACCAACCTGCTTGTCCTTAGTACCATCCGATTTGACGGTGTAGACGCAACCGCCCACCAGGAACGGTTCCACACTGGCAATGTCCTCAACCGATGTGGGTTTACCATCCGGACCCAGTTTGACGGCGCGGGTCAGCTTGTTCTTGTAAGCAACGGCAACTGCCTCCGTTGCCTCACAGAGCAAGTAGGGTTTGTTTTGATACGAGAATGGAATTTCGACGGGCGTAAGATCATCCAGATCAAGCCCCAGCGCAAGATCAGCCATTGCTTCCTCAGAGAGAAAAGGTTCAATGCCACCGGGGTCTGGGAACACCCCAGATCATTCCCCGGTGGACGCCTCGATGGTTTTAGGTGAGCGTTGCTCCCACAAACACCGGCGCAGATTCGACGTAGTTGGCTGGATCCCAGTTGGTCGGGGTGATCGTCCCGGTGCATTCCGGGAACTCACCTTCCTTCAACTCCGCGAACTCGATTTTCTGGAGGTAACCCCAGAAGGTGAGTGTGGAGTCATCCGGGAACTGGATTGTGACGCCGCCCGGTGAGTTGATGAGCGCAAGGATGTCGGTGTAAAAGTCCGGGTCGTAACCAGCGGTGAAGGTACACTCAGTCAGCGTTTGCAAGTGGCGCGTATCCTTGGTGCGCCATTTGGTGTTCAGCTGCGTGGTCGTGTCAATCCCGTCACCACCGTCCAGTCCGGGGGCTTTAATGGTTTTTTCCCAGAACTTCACAGCGTTGTTGCGACTGAAGGAGATTTCGGTTTGGTAACCATCTCCTAACTTGAACCCCGTAGGCACCGACCGCTTTGAGGCAGGAGGGTTAGCCATCGTTGAACCTCTTCTCTCTGACTGCGAGAACCTGAGGGGAACCTGTCACGTTACCGAATCCAACAAGACGAGCGCGTTGATGGTGTAAATGTGTCGCTTGCTGTTCGGTGTCTCGGTGCCCAGAGATAGCACCTGCCCGATCTTAACTACGCATCTAACTGTGTAGATGCTTGCATCTATTTTAACAGTGTTTCCGTAAATGTTCTTTGCGAAAGTTTGCCGCACCGCTTCCGCTTTCACCCAACCGGACTTGGGGTCTGCCGTCCGCAAGCGCACCTGGAATCCGTAGTGGTGGAAGATTTCACCGTCCAACATAGATCGTCCATCTTCTTGTCCTTGCGTGTTGTACAGTGTGATACAGTTGTCCGGTCCGGGCGGTTCCTGGTCTACTTGGATCGTCCAGGGGCGCGCCGGTGGCGCAACCCCCACACCCATATTAGTGAGCAGCTGGGCGACGATGCGCGCCGGTGAGTGTTGTAGGTTACTCATTGAGTTTGCCCGCCACCGTTATCTTCCCAGCGCTGCCTGTCCTGTTCCTCCTGCCAGCGACGCCGCGCTTCTTTCATGTCGCTACCGGGATCAAGGGGCGGATCGTGTGCCGTCTGATTACGGTACATATCCCTGCCGATATCCCCCTGCCGCGCTTTCCATAACTCCTGTTGCAATCCCAGGATGGTGTCCTCCAGCGTGTTGACGCGCAGGGTCATGAAGATCCAGGTAATGAGACTGCCACACATAGCACCCATCACAAACCCAGCGATAGAAACAATCGCTTCGACGTTTGCGCTCATGGTACCGTTGACGGAATGGTGGTAATCATCCACCGCGCGTATCCGGTGGAGTTACCCATCGTGACAATCTTCAGTTGGAACAAATAGGTCCGCGCTCCCTTAATCAGCACCCCCGTTGGCAACGTGAATTTGAAGTTGAAACCTTTCAGATCCCCCTTGTAACCGGGGTCATTCGCGCTAGTCTGCAAAGTGTTAAAGATAACTGTAGTCGGATTCAACGTGCCGGTTGCCTCAATCGTCTTGGGGATATCCGTTGTGTTGGAGATCGTCCAACTGAGGCTGGCAACATCCCCTTGCAACAGGCAATTGCCCTCACCGGGGTTCACGTTCTTACCGTGAGCGTCCAGTGCTGCCAGCCGCCCATAGACGGTGCAAGCGCCCCCCTGGTCACACGCTCCGCTGACTGTTCTGCCTGCCATTAGCCCCTCGTGCTGATATAACCAACTCCTTGCAACCCCGGCGCGAAAGCGTTGCCGTCATACATGCCGGGACCGTACACCCAACCACCGAATAGACCCGGAGGACCGTAGGTTATCGACGCTATCTGATCGTCAAGCGTGAAGCCCACCGGCAGCGCGGCATAGAACACCATCGGTGCCTGCCTCTGTTGGGCATAGCTGGGCGGCAGATAGAACTCATCCAAGAAGAAATTCGTTAGCTGTGTGCCGTCCTCCTCGATACCAATGTGCTGCCGTGGATAGCTGGGCGGCGGCACCGCTTGGACCCGCGTTACATAAGGCAAATCCTCGTCAAGAGTCGGAAAGTAGTTGACCCATATTTCATCATCCGTGTAAGCGAGCGCGTACCACGGCACCTTCTGCTGCTGCCGGTAGGTGTCGATATTGCCGCCTTCATCCTCCAGAAACGGTAGGAAAACTTGTACGGGATCATCCGGGATCGGAACCGTGGTGAACGTCCACGGTATCTCCATTTGCACGAAGTTCTGAACGTAACCGCCCTGCTCCTCCAACCACGGATTGAAGGCACCGTGGGTGTTGACGAAGACAAAGTCCCCCGCCTGCATATAGCGGATGTAGTTCGGACTCACCGTTCGCCAATTGAGAATCATGTCGTGATAAGTGTTATCAAGCGGGCATCGCAACCACTAGCGGTGAAGTTCAGCGTCACACAGTTTGCGTTCAAGTCAGTAGCTGCCAAGTTGATAGCGTAGATTCCCTGCCCAACTTCAAATGGGGCATTGGCGCAGGCACCAAAGGTGCCGCCGTCCAAGGAGCGCGTTGCCGTCACCACTGCCCCGACTGCGCCGCTGGCATGGTCGGCATTGCTGGTCATGTAGAACTCGAAATTGTTAAAGGCAGCGTTTTTGAACAGATTGTTGGTGTTGCCAACATACGATCCAATTGTGATCGCCCCGGCAGCAGTCACTGCCTGCCCACCGAGGTAGTTGACGTTGGCATCTTCTTGCGCGAAATAGTAACCACTCGTGGTATCGGGGTTAGTGGTCCAAGCGCGGTCAACGGTCGCTACCTTGGTTGCGCCAACGTAGTTAGTAACCACGCGCGTCTGTCCGAGTCCGGTACCGTGGATAATGCTTATCTTGGTACCTTCAAAGAAGTGGTCTGTTGCCGACGCTGCCGCTGCCAGTGTGATCGTAGTCGAGGTGCTGGACTGAGCGAAACCGCCCATCATGTTCGTCTGTCCCTCGACATCGCTCATGATGACGTAGACAGAGGTTGCATCCGGCGCGGTTGTCCAGTTGCCGTTGATATAAGCAACTTTTCCAACACCGTCATACCAAATGATGGCGCGGGACTGACCTACACCGGTGCCGCCGATGATCTTGACTCGGTTCTGTTGGTAAAGGTTGGTAGTCGCAGATGATCCCGCTGCCAGCTGGATATACTGCGAAGAACCTGCCTGCGCTGTGCCCGACGCGAGTACATCCGAGTCGTAACCGGACAGCTTCGGCGCGCCGACAGTATCCGGGGTTAGCAGTGTGCCATTCAACCAATTCCCGACATCCGTCTCCGACATCGGCAACAGTGTGTAAGTGGTCGTTGTGTCCGGGGTGGTTCTCCAAGCGGGGAACACGGTGGCGGTCTTGCTGCTGCCGGTGTAGGTCTGAATAGAAGCGGTTTGCCCCGCGCCGGTTCCACCAGTCAGGAATACGATTTGGTCGAAATAAAGGTTGTTGGTTGCCGACGCGCCAGCATCCAAAACTATCGTGGTGGAAGTGCTGCCCGTCTGACACGTACCACTGCGGACAGAGCAAGCGGCATCCACGCGCCCCGCGTTCAGGGCGTTGGGCGATGCACCTCCCCAGTAGGTTGTGTCCGTCTTGGGCACACCGGTTACCAGAGGGGCGGGCACTGCGCCACCGGACCACTGCGTCACGTTGGCGGGCAGCTGGGCGGCGGTGAGGTCTACGCCGGTAAGCTCAAACTCTATCAATACGGGCGCTATGCCTGTTCCGGTCAAGATGATTACAACGGCGGGCGCGCCGGAAGCAAGCATGTTGTTTGCGGGCTGGAATTCGTATACGCCAGGCATATTGGTGGAGTCTACTTCCTTGAATGCGCTATGCGTGGCGTCCCCGGCGTAGGTTCCTAGCGTGGTAATGGCGCTTACTGTGCTGGATGTGCTACTAGTCTTGTCGTTACGCATGTAATAGCAAGTCACGCTGGAGTTGGTAAGTCCGGTCTTACCTGCGCCGGTCGTGCTCGCGGAATCCTGCACGAAGATATGGGATACAAAGCTGGTCGTGCCTTTGAGGATTGCAAGTTTCATGGCCTAATCTTCTCGTATTTCGTTATTTAGGACAACGGGTTATTAAAGAATGGTCCGCCAGAGCCTAGACCGTCCATCGTGGTAGGCCGAAAGAAAGAGCCGGGGCTAGTCCAGGTGAGAAATACGCCGCCAGCGTGTCCAGAGCCTCCGGCGCTTCCCCCTACGCTCGTATCACCGCCACCTCCGCCACCTCCGCCGTAGCCGAATCCATCATTACCAACAGAGCCTGAACCGCTGCCTCCATCTCCTCCTGAGCCATCCGGATTGTTCCCAAAGGGTCCGGTACCTCCTGACCCACCAGTACCGCTATTTGCGCCGCTGCCGCCAGCGTTCCCTGTCCCGGTTGGGCCGGCCGCGCCACCTCCACCTCCACCGCTGGAGGGCGTACTAGTGCCTAAGCCCGTCCCGCCAGCGCCTCCTGTTTGGACTACATCACCGATACAAGATGCAGAGCTTCCTCCGGCCGCGCCGTTAGTTCCGGATGAGCTTCCCCCGCCCTTGGCCAATACGGTTGTATTCGTGTCGAACCAAGTATCTCCGGCTGCGCCTCCGACTGTTACCGTGTAATTGGTTCCAGCGGTTACGGATATGCTATTCTTCTTGGCGTAGGCCCCTCCTCCTCCCCCTCCTCCGCCTCTAACGGTGGTAGTCCCGGCATGGCCATTGCCCCCTCCGCCCCAACATTCGGCCTGGACAGAGGTTACTCCGGTCGGACAGGTCCACGTTCCAGACGATGAAAAAGCTTGGGTGGGCATTATCTAGCCTTGTAATCGGGGCAGGTGAAGCAGCAAGCTTGAACGCTCGTCTGCTTTACGAGGGTGCCAAGCCTTGAGCAAAGCCCTAAGCTTTCTGTAGGGTCGTAGGTCATAGTCGCGCTAACGCCGTCAGCGCAAGTACAGCCTGGGGAGCCATCGGCAAACATTGTGTGCCGCTACCGTTCTGTACAATCGCAATTGCCATGCTAGTCTAGCAGCGCGAATATCTCTGTCATCTCCCCGATGGTGAAGGCGGGATGGTGCAAGTGAACTAGGTAATCGTCTCTGCCGCCTTCTTTCAGCCGCCAGTGGGTGACGTTGTGACTTACTACCAGTTTGCCGCTGTCATTCTTGACAGGGATGTCCTCGTAGTAGGGCTCCTTGGTCTGCACGTTCGCGACGAACTGGTCACCCTGGAAAACTCGGAAACCTTCCGGGATTTCCTCCAGACGGAATTTACCGTTTCGTTCCATGCTTAACTCTCCGTGATTTCTCCGTTGTAGGCAAAGTTCAACGACGCTGTGGGCGAACTCGAAAAGAGATCGTGACTCATAGTGGCACCGCCATCAAGGAAGGGCGGCGCGTCCACATTCGGCGCGACCCAGCCACCCGGACCCGCTGCGCCCATGCCAGTACCACCGACATAGTTGGGACCGCCTGTGCCCGAAGTCACCGCACCGGTACCGCCCGCTGCGCCTTGCCCCATCGACGCGGCAGCAGCAGGGGCGCGCTTATCGACTGGCGCAGGGGTGGTGACGGTACCGCCGCTGCTTGCCGTGCTGATCCATTGCTTGATGCGGATTTCAATGCCCGATAGGGCGGTCAAACCAGCACCCTTGCCTTGGGTGCGCAGTGCGAGCAAGCCCACGGCGCGGGTTGCACCGGGTTTGACAAACAGAAAGTCGATCTCGGTGTTGCCGCTGCCGGACGTGGCGTAGTTCTCAGCGACTTGTTTTGACTGAAAATTGTAGACGTAAGGGATATGTCACCTCTCTTTACTCTCTAATAGGAGCTTCTACCTTAGTCTCAGTAAGCCAACTCCGACGCCTACCAGACTTAATCCTGCTTACTGCGCTCGGATCAATTCCAAACTCTTCGGCAAGATTTTTATTCGGTTCGCCAGAAGTCGCGCGCCTGTGTATCTCTAAGACTTGCTCGTTACTCAGGCGGTTGTTCCAATGTGATTCACCTCTAGCAGCTGGGTTGGCTAACCTAGTCTGAATTGCCTTCCTAGTAACTGCTTCCCTGTTCTCGCAACCACTGTTGCCAAATTTTCGCCGCCTTCTCACCCATGCCGCTGCCAGCGCTGCCTTGTGCAATGCTGATAACTTCCTGCCCTTGTGGGACGATTGGACTTTATTAGGTCCGCGCTTAGTGCCACGTCGCCTTCTATTAGCGGCTACGATCTTCTGTCTCAGTTCCGGAGACAGCCCCTGCTTTTTCTTGACCTTCGATATCAGCTTCTTTGTTTTCTCCGATCTCCTCACCCCCAGCGGACTGCCTGCTGTCGGTGAAAGGTTGTAACCGAAGCGCTGGTCCGCAGCTTGGTAGTGGTCGATCCAGTATTGCTCCCTAACAAGGCACAGGTCGGACTCGCAGTATTCCAAGACACAGAACTGGAACCGGTCCGCGCCGTATTTGTTCCAGGCAGCTTGTAAGTGCCGATTCCAATGCCTATTGGACGCTAGGTCATTGAGATGATGTTCCTTGCGTCCTTGGAGGCACTTCGCCCCAGAACCGATATAGCGCTTCCCGTTGGCAGCGTTTAGCCAACAGTACACACCAGTCTTGTTCCTTGGTATTGGCATAGCTATTTGTCACCGCTCTTGATCGGTGACTCCTTTATGAGACTCGCCAGTGGTCCCCAGTCTTGATCTTGTAAGCGCGCTAGCTCCTCTTGATTCAAGATGTGACCATAGTGTTCGATCATCTCCGCCTGGACCTTTGCCCAAAACGCTTTATCGGATTCCGTGTAAGTGCCCGCGATGGCACCGTAAGTCGCGGCGCAGTTCTCACATAACCAGAATGTCCAGACACAGTTTTCTTTGGGAACGTAGTAAGGATTTTGCACGCCACAGTTGGCGCAGAAGGTGGGCACAACCTCGATACGGTGGACCTCACCCGTAACGGGATTGGTCCAGTCCATCATCATCGACCCCAGGTCGCTACCCAAGCGACTGTCCGGCAGCACATCCTTACCCGTAATGTCGAGGACACTTTTCGCTGGGGTGTCTATCATGCCCGCGCGCGTGAGCATGTCTAAGATCATGACCGCCCCATTGCCAGCATCGGCAGCGGGGCAACCTTTGCGCTGCAGCCAGTCCTTTGCTTCTGCCTCAAGATTCTGGTTGACGGCAAATGCCTTGATTGCAGCGACCTTCCTTAGTGACACCGTTTCGTAGTGTTCCTTCTCCGTGTTGGCAACTTGGAGGAGCGGTTCCACTTCTCCAGTTCCCCGCGCCAGCAGTAGGAAGTGGGGCGCGTTGAAACATAGACCAACGACTGCCCAGTTAATGTCCATTACTCCACCCTCGTGAATGCCGAAGCGCGCAGGTTGCCGGTGTCCACCGGGACTAACTTCATGCTTTCCCGCTGCAGGAACAAACCGCCCATAATCAGCGACTGCGCCATGTTCCTAGTGCGTCCGTATGCGGTTATCACAATTCGCCCGATCTGGCTGGCATACTGCCGCGCCGGTTGTTCGAGGAACTTTGCTTGCGCTTGTCCCTGTGGATCCCAATACTTGCCATGTTCCATTCCCAAACGGCGCGGACGCGGTTGCCCGCGCAGCTTCATCTCAATGTTCTCGTGAACGTACAAAGCATAGGCAGCGGTGTAGCCCACAACGACACAGACGTTCGCGGCATGTGCCTCTTGTATAAGAGCACCTAGTTTAGCGCGGACTTGGTTCAATCCGAGTATCTGCGCCATTAGGGCATCGTGGGTAAGTTGCCACGGAACTTCTTACATGCCAACTGCCGACGTACACATTGCCGCTTTTCGTCCGGGGTTTCGTCGTAGCTGACCACCTCCATCATTTCCATGCCGTCCTCATCCGTCCCCGTCCCGGTTCCGACCCAATCCTCCAGCACACCCAACAACAGCTTGCTGCCGACGAAAACCTCTTGGGCGGTAATCACCGTCACATCAATTGCCTGCACGTTTCCTTGACTGTCCATCGCTTGACTGCGCTTCCATATCCACCGGCACTGAATTTGATAGGGCGGTCCGACTACAACCTCACCCTCGATATTGGTCTGCGGATAGCCCGCAGACATCGGCATTTTCCGACCAACCATGATGGACGGAAACACGACCGTGTCTTGGAACAGATCCGCTTCCTCTGGGGGCGGCATTTATCATTCCTTCCGGTCCCAGTACCAGAGGCACGCAAGCAGAAGCACCAATAGAACAATGAGCAGCCCGACACTCGTAAGCCAAGTCATGGTTCACCTCCGATAGATGTAGTCGATTTGGTCGCTGGGGTTCTTACCCAGCCAGAGCGCGTTCGCAACTTTCGGGGTGTCCGTTGCGTACATAGCGCGGAGCCATCCGCTACTGTCCATCGTTATTGCCATCTGTCCATACTTACTTGCCTCCAAATACATCTTCGTCTGACCCTGGTAGCTCGCGCTCGCGCCCGAAGTCGAGTTGCTGGAATAGGGCTGGTCACTCATGACGTAGAAGTGACAAGCTAGATTCCGCTCGATTAGCTCCAGGCGCGAGGTCGGCATCGGGATTACCTGATACGCGACCAACGTACTAGCGTAGCTGGCAATCTCGTCCACCATTGGACTTGCCATATCAATCGCTTGCTGCAAATCCGGATTACGGTTGTAGTCGTAATCCCGCTGCAAGCGCGTCTGGACTTGGGCAAGCGTGGTACGTTGCGCCATCGCTACCTCTGTTCAACTGGGGAGGGGGCGCAGTCAAAAACCCCCTCCCCTCTCTGGCGGCTCAACACCGAGTTGAGCGTCCTTAAATATCGTTGTCTACATCCTTGGGTTTAGGGAAGCACAAGGGAACGCAGCGCCTTCCCTGACTACTCGCGGTTCCCTTGTGCTCGATTCCGTTCTGGTCCAGCCATGCGACGAGGTACCGCGCCGATTCCTCCGTCAGTCCGTAAACGGTAATCTGCTCTACGTGAGCACCTAGCTCATACGCTTTGCGAATGGATGCAAGCGCAGCTGGCAACGGTTTCATCGCAGCATCATGACTGTCCAAACTAGCAACACCAGTAACAGACCATGTCCTACGGTCCAAACGGGAAGAACGTATTTCGCTTGCCGAACCTTGGCAGTGCTCATGACCCAAGCGAACCCCAACCATGCCCAGCGGTAGAGGGTCACCCCCGGCATCCCTGCCAGTGCAAATGCCCAGCGCGGCACCGGGTTGTCCTCCAGCGATATCTCATACGGCATCTCGTAACATTCCTTTGCGTGCCTCCATGAAAACCCGGTGTCCAAGACCGCTACGGCAACAATAAAGAGCCACAGCAGCGCTCGTATCATCTCCACTGGTTGGTTAGGCGCATGTACCCGTTGGGCGGCGCGCCGTAGCGACCTCCAGCGGCTTGCAGCGCTACAGGTGGAGACAGTCTTGCACCCGGCGCTGGTGGCATTGTCCCACCGGCTGGGCGCGCTGGAGGTGCCCGGCGCGTATCCTCCCACATCCTGCCGCCCCATCCGCCCCATCCTTGGTTGTTCCTGAGAGACAAATCCAGGCTAAAGGGTTGGGCACCTATCCCCGGAGGAACAAACGGGGAGAATCCCTGCCACTGGGGGATAGCAGGTGGTGCCCATATAGGCTGCACACCGACCGGTGGTGTGTAGATCGGCTGCACCGGCGCGACTGGTTGCTCATAGATCGGCTGCGCTGGTAGCTGGATCGGTACCGGTGGCTGATAGATCGGCTGCACTGGTGCGACCGGTGGCTGATAAATCGGCTGCGACGGAAACGCAGGCGGTTGAAAGATCGGCTGCGACGGTCCCGGATTGGTAATCGGGTTCTCGATAATCGGCTGGTTGATGAGCGGTGGTCCTCCTCCACCGAACCCGATACCCGGACCACCATAGCCTCCACCGAAGTTGATACCCGGTCCGCCCCATCCGAAGCGGTCCTCCAGGCGGTCGATGCGGCGGTCCTGTCGATCCAGTCGGAACTCGATCCTATCGCGCCAGCCACCGAACAAACCGCATGTCGGTGTGTCCGCTAACGCGGGCATAGGCAGCGCTAGCAATAGACTTGCACACAAAATCATTCTCATTTGGTTCACCTCACTTAATACTTGCGTTGGTAACCCATATCCGGTGCCCAGCGCACGGGCGGTGCCATCCCCTGCTTCGGCGCGGGCGTTGGAGGACCACTCGGTAGTTGTCCTGGTTGTGGGGGCGGCGCAATCGGCTGCGACGGTGATCCCGGAGGAGTAGGTGCAATCGGATGCTCTGGTGTCCCACCCGGAGGAGGCGCAATCGGTTGCGTCGGCTCCCCTGGAGGACCACTAGGTAGCTGCCCAGGCTGCGCCGGTGGGGGAGTGCTAGGTAGTTGACCTGGCTGTCCCGGTGGCGGACCGCTTGGTAGTTGTCCTGGCTGTGGTGCCATTGGTTGTACTCCAACTAAGGTTGATGGTGGTCCAATAACAATGGTTAAGGGAAACGAATCAGGAGGAACACTAACAACGATGCCGCTTGCCGTGCGCAGTGCCGTCACACCCGGCGCGGGCACGTAGTTCGCTTTGGTTGACTTGCTAAGACACTGGCAGTTTGCGCACAAGCAACTCTGCCCACATGGACAATCGCGTTGCCGACTCTCAGACACTGCCGCCACTGGAGGATAGTAGCGGTCGTAGTCCCTGTGCTGTCCCTGCGCAGTCGCTTGCAATAGGCACGTTGCCATGCCTCCAGCGAAACCAAGAATCAGCAGACCCGCGTACAGATAGAACTTCATGGTGTGCCCCTTTGGTTTAGCGTCTACCTAAGACGCGCATTAGCGCGGTCCACGATTCCGTGCCCTTGGAATCGTTGCCGCCCCTATCCAACATCTCATACTCAGCTTCTAGCTCTTTCTGCTTCTCGCGCAGGTAGCGCGCGTGGCGCGCGTGTAGCGGGATATCCTCTTGTGGCGGCGCGCCCACCTCGACCGCATCCTTGTTTTCTCCGACCATCTGCCGCAACCTCTGCAGCAGCTGCAGATCGGCATAGCTCAGTTCGTTCTCTGTCATTGCTACCTCCAACCATAATGGGACAGAAAGGAGCGCACTGCCGTGTGGCTGACGTAGATACCCGGTCCGCCCAAGGGACTCTCCCGCGCTGCCATCCCTGGATTGCCCGCGTAACCGCTACACACACCCACGAGGCATCCCAGGTCCACGTCGATTAAACTGCCCCCTGAGCGACCGTGCCACGGTGGTTCCCTGGTAAACACCTGCCCCCCGGATAGGCGCGTGACCGTTGCCGTGCGCACGGTCACCGGTAGACGCATCTCGTCATACCCCACGGAAACGATTCTCCGCCCCACGGGGTTGTAACCGGCACCGACCACTGGACAGACGTAGGGAAACGGACCGGCATCGACGCGCACCAGTGCCAAGTCCCATCGAGGGTCTCTGGCAATCAGGTACTGGGGAGGACGCGCCGTCTGCCCCGCGCCTAGCTGCGCGGTGGTCGGAATGTCGAAAGTCATCCTCTTGCTCCTCATGCTCTGTCCATGCTCCGCGTCGTAAGCGTGCCCACATCCGAGTAGGTAAGTCATTCCCGGCGCGGAGTAAATCACCGTAGCGCTGCAGCCATGGCTGGGCATCCGGACAACCGCGTCCTTTGGTCCCTGACCTCTTGCCAACGCAAAGGCAACAAGTGCCGCGATTAGTGCTGCGATTATCTTCCCCACGGATGCCCCATTCTCGGTCCCCAGCGCCGGTAATATCGGTCGTATTGGTAGTAAGCGTCGAGACCCGGATAGTAGGCAGCGATCAAATCATTGCCGTTGATCCAGTACCAACAGTACGTGTTGATCTGCACCCAGCGCGGGTAACACTGTTGCACCGGAGGGGGGAAATACGGGATGCTCCCTCCATCGTAGTAACCACCACCAAACTGCGGAGCAGCGTAGCCGCCCCCGAACTGCGGACCCGCGCCGATGCCGATGCCAAACCCACCCCCACCGCCAAACCCACCGCCGCCCCCGAAACTGGGGGCGCAACCGCCGCCGTGTCACTGCGCGGGATGAAGCATCCCCAGAGTTAAGGCAGCGCAAAGTACAATCGTGTTCATGAGCGAATCTTGTAAAACGGGTTTTGGGATGGGGCTACCACCTCAAGACCCTTGTTTGCCAAATGCACCAAGCAATCGAGCCACCCTTCCGATTTGCGGACCCATTCTTCGCTGGGCTTCTGTTCACAGTGGAGCGATAGGGGAATGCCAACCTTTTCCGTGCCGACCTGGAACTCAAGGATGTAGAGTTCATGGTCGCTGTCCAGCATCTGCACGGTGCTGGAGATTCCCTTCACTTCCCTGACTCGCATGGTCATGGTCCTAGACCCTCGTAGACAAGTTCCAGTGCCCAACAGAGCAGCAAGACAGCGAAGGTCAGAAGCGCGCTTGTAAACGCATCCACAGAACAATATACGTGGATGAATCCGAACACTACAAGAGCAATCGCAACGTCCAAACCCTTGAACACCCAAAAGCGCGGTCTGACCACTTCAGTCGATCCGTTGGAATCTCCAGTACGGTGCAGGGGGCGGCATTTCTCTTCGGTAGTAGCATTCGTCTCCAAGCAAACCTCGCAACCTTTTCAGCGCGCTACGACGGGTGCCGACATAGTAGTATTCGCGGTTGGCATCCCGCAGCGTGTCCCAAAAGTCGTACAGCCTGTCAGTCTCCTTGATGATCTCCTTGTAATAGTCGTAGCGCGTCAGGTCCATGTCCCGTCTACGTGTCAACCATGTCCGAAAGTTCCGATTGAAGTTCAGCGCTTCATCGGTCTGTTTACAGTCGGGAAACTCGTCTGCGTCCTGCACCAATGGCGCGCCACGTAGGTCTCGGTAATACACGCGCAACAAACGCATGTCACCGACAACGTCCCCGAAGCGGTACAGTATCATGCTGCGCTGGTGCCAATCCATTAGCTGCAGCTGAACCGCAGCATTCTGCACCTCCGTGAATAAGTTCGGCGCGGGCAGCTTCTCCGAATCCACCGGCAAAGTCAGCAACCATAAAGCGGTCAGCCATCGGGTCCAGGTTGTCTCAATCACGTTTGGTCAGGAAATATTCAGCAATGAATATCACCGCCAGAACTAGCAACGGGATACCAAGCAGGATGAACACCATCATGCCATCCACGGTTTGCCCTCCTGCGCCAATTGGGCAAAGGCGGCATCCAAGTAGTTAATCGTCTCCGGTGCGTTATCGTCGTAGATCGTGGTGCCGTGGAAAATGTTGTAGACCATGATGGAGTGAGGATTCCAGCTGCCCACGGCAATGTTCTGCCCCGGTCCAGCGGTCAGATCGTTGTAGGTGGCGCGTCCGATCAAATCCCCACCGCCCGATGGTACCCGCGCCGTTGGGTAACCGTCCGTGAGCACCAAGTTGCTGTAGCTGCCGATGCCGCCCAATACAAAGCTGCCGCTGGAAACGACGATGTCCAGGTCAGGGATGGTAGTCCAGTTGCTGTAATTCGTTTGTACTCCGTTGCCGATATAGACGATGCCCCGCACCTGCGCCTGATTAAAGTCCGTATGCGCCCAATGATCGGGGAATAGCGCGGGGTGTGTGAGGATGTACGTATCGCGGTAGTAGACCTCACCCGGTTCGATCATGTAATAAACCGGGAAAGCATCTTGCGGAATAAGCTGCAGCACGCCACTGGGCTGCAGCACCGCCCCTCCGACCGTCTGCACTGACGGGACGTAGGTGCTCAGAAGGTTGCGCTCTTCAAGCGGTTCCAGTTTCAGCATGATCCGCTTCCCATTCACGTTTGAGCGCTTCCATGTACGCGCTAATCGGATGGCACTTGACGCTGTCCACAAACAGCTTGCCCGGTCCATACCACAGATGCGATGCCATCAACCCTAACCGCCGCCCCAGTCCCACGGTGCTATAAGGCAGGTGGTATTCCTCACCTACATGGCAGTAACCACTGATGCGCGGTAGGTAGGTCACAATATCCACATCGTTGACCACGCGGTACTGCGCTGGAGCGTAGTTAGTGGTGAAGGTCTCATTGCCGACTTTAGGACTGCCGAACGTGTACGTCGGCAGCACCATATAGTCGCGACTCCATAACCACTGCGCTGCCAAGGTCACCATCGCGCCGCCCAAACTGTGCCCGGTTATGAGCACCAGCTTGGTTTTCAGCAACCTACTTTGCAACCAGTCCCGCACTTCGTCGAAACAGCGGTAGAACCCGGTATGCACCTTGCCGTCAAATTCCGGGAAGTAGGCAAGCGCGGACTCCTCATCATCCAACCAATCACCAAGCGTTGCCGTCCCGCGAAAGATTACGGCTTGCACGCCGGATAGACTTTCGGTGTTGGCAATCGTTCCCGTTACAGCCCACATCTGTCCAGCCGACCGGCTGTTGATCGTGTACTTCTCAAACAGGTCCGCAAACCCGTCTTGATCCCCGTCCGCCGCGACGCGGCACAGCGCTGCCGTATAGATCGCGGTCTCTAGGCTGAAGGTCATACATATCAACCCTCCACCACCGATGGCTTCTGTGCTGCGTGCTGCTTGAGCAGCTTGCGTCTCAGGTAAGCGTCGATTTGATCGTCACTCGACCGCTCGCGGTTATGCCAGTTCATTTCATGTCTGCGCTGCTTGTACCCTTTGTGGGCACGCTCCGCATCGCTAGGGCGGCGGTTGCCGTGCGCCACAATCGGGTACTGCAGTCTGTTGTTACAGCTACTCACGAGGAATCTTCCCCGTGCGACCTACTGCGCTAGAGAGTAGGTCAATCAGGATGCCGATGATTCCCCATCCCACGCGGAACCCAGCACCGGCAACGATCCATCCGAGAAACGATACGACGGTTACTTCTACGTTCATGGTTATGCCCCCCTCAAAGTAGACTGACCCCAACCAAACCGTTCAGCGATCTCTCGGATAAGCCACGTATGTGTGTAGCGTTCGCTTTCCGGCAGATTCGTCGGAAGCGCTTTCTGTGTCCTGTTCTCATCCGTGAATATCCAGCTTTCGCTGACCAACCGCCCCGGTGTCTCCAGTCCTGTCATAGCGGCAACTTGATCGACCCACGGCAGCACCCCTTCGCAATACATCTGATTCGTGGTCCGCTTTTCCAAGCCGGGCCAGAATATAATCCCAAACGGGATGTCCGCTGCTTTCAACCAGTCCGCCAGGCGGGGCAGGTCCACTTCCATCTGCGCCAGCCTGACGGGATTCTGGTTGACCCAGACATGGTTCACGTCAATGTCGAACCATTCCAGGGTCACCCCCAAACCCATGAGGTGTGCCATCGAGTCGATGATTTCGTCACAAGTAAGCGCGGGCGGTGGGTACGGTTCCGTCAGCGCGACACCAACCCGGTCACCGTAGATGGTCTTGAGATCCCCATAGAAGTCAGCGACGCGCCCAGCGGCGGTCGCTAGATCGGTGACCCCTAAGAACTTGGCATCGTAGAAAGGTTCGTCCAGGTCGATGATTGTGCTGAATGCGCCCGCGTTGAACAGGTTATCGCAACACTGCCGCGCATGGACGACAGCGAGTTGCGCCGATGTGAGATACTGAGGCTTCCACACCCCCATATAAAATCCGAAGTCGATACTCCATTTTTGGCACTTATCCACTACACCTGCCGCTTGAACATTGGGCCAGATGTTATCGTTGAACCACGGTACTGATGCTTCGTTCCAAAGCGATTGATACGAGACCTGCAGCATACTCAGCTGCGAGCGGCAGTTCTTCCACTGGTCGGGACTGTCGAACAAGCGCAACCAGTCGCTGCCCACTGCGGGAGCGATAGCGAGACTCTTTGCCATGTTGACCCCCTTATCTGCGCCGCATGGAGGGAGTCCTACTCCGGACGCGGACGTTCTTGTGGATGATGCGTTCCGGTCGTTTGTTGAAGTCCCTGAAATGGTGTACGTCGATGTGCGCTCTACCTATCTCGCGCGCGCGAAAACGGAAGCGCAGTCTGACCCGGTGGTCGCGTGTGCCCCTGCCGCGCTCCTCAATAACGATGGGTTCCTCCAGAAACTGTAGATTGCCGCCACAGTTGCAGACGAGGCAGCAGTTGTTGTTGCCGTAGGGCACCCAACAGGTTTGCTCGACTGTATCCCCAACAGCAACGACTTCATCCTCATCCTCCACATTGCACACACCACACAAGCACGGGTCGCAAGCGCAGCTGACACAAGAACACACAGAACAGCGCAAGGTGGGCTGGTCCCCTGCTGTGAGGAGGGACACCACGGAATTAGGGAGACCAGCCCACAATAGGAGGAAAGCTACAAGGTGAAGCATTTACTTGCCTCGAAAGATTTTGATGATCTCCTCCTTGTCTTTAGCGTCCTTCAGGTCGATCTCTTCATCCTCCGCTAACCGTTTCAGCTGCTCCATTGACATCTGCTCTAGGGGCACGTTGTCAAAGGAGGGTTTGCTTGTCTGCTTGGGCGCGGGTTTGCTCCAAGCGGGTTTCACCGGTGTTGGTGGCGGTGCTGCCTTGGGCGTCGTCTTCGGCGGTGCCGGTGGAGGTGCCACAGCAGCATCGACAGTGGGGGCAGCTTCCACCTTATTAACCAACTCGTAGCGCGGAGTAAGACCATTCCGGTTCCACATCCCGTAATACTTGGGGGTCGGACCGATGATGTCACCAGCGTAATAAGTCTTATCCGCTGGCTTGCGCCGCTGCCCTGTGGGATCGGTGGGGTCCGGAATGGTGTGCGTCGGGTCCGGGTCATCATCGACCGTCTGCCCGCTCAGGCACTTCCAGTAGTAGAGAGTCTCTCCCATAAGTTGCTCCAGAGAAGTAAAAGATGTCAAAGGGCGTACCATGCCCAGTGTCCGGCACTGAGCACGGTTCCCTACGTCCGCGAGCCAGTCCGTTGGATTACGTGGTGGTCCCGACCAGGAGTCCGCTGTTGCCAGCGAACGTAGCGCGAATCTGTGGCACCTGGATTGCCATGACTTTGAAGTTCAGACGCATCCCACCGACCGATTCCCACTGCACCGTCGTGATGTCCATACCATTGATAGCGCGGCACACATCGCTGGTCATCTGGACCATGATGAGGGTGAATGGGTTAGCGGTTAGGATCTGCGCTGCATCCGTCGAGACGGGGATGGTCGAGGTCAAGAAGTCGAGACGGCGCACGTCGATGATCCCGTCAATCGACTTCAGACGTTCGCGCAGCGTCTGGGTCGCTACGTTACCGCCCGTGAGGATATAGTCATTATCAAGGAACGTGTCCCAATCATTCGAGTGGTAAAGCATGAAGGGACCGTAAAATTTGTTGTTGTACAACTGGTTGCGCATTGCCAGCACGTCCGACAACGTAGACGAGGCATTGTTGCCTGTCGGGGTGTTGAGGTTGTGCTTGGTCAAGCGCTGCGGGAAGTTCAGGTAACCGTAGACCTGCGCGGTGCGTCCGTAGGAGGTTGCCGTGTTCTGCCCACCGTAGGTAACACCGGTGTCAACACCGATGAGAACCTTCTCGATGGATTCAGCCACACGACGCCCAGCCGCTTCTGCCATCGTCGTATCCAGCGGGGTACCACTGTTACGCGATGCCGCCAGCTGGCGCGCGCTGAAATAGAAGTCCGAGTGGGTGATCGGCAGAGGCAAACCTTCAAGCTGGAACTTCGGGCGGTCAGTACGACCTTCCGAAAGACCATCCATGTCTACGATTGCCTCACCGGGGTCACTCATGGACTCGTATTCGAGGATCGTCTTGGACATACCGTTGAAACCACCAAACGTATTGGCGGCAGCAAGGTCTGCCCAAGCGCGGAGCCGGAAACGAGCTTCACGAATGACGACCTTATCGAGTTCGATCCACTCTTCCTTGCGCAGCGACGTAGCATTGAACACCGGTGAACTCACACCGTTGTTAATCATCTCTGCGACCAGTCGCTTCTCGTAAATGGGTTTCCCGCTGGAATCCGTGCGTCCCGAATTGATCGTGACGCAGCGCTGATTGGAGCGGTCGATGTACGGGCGCAGCAAACCGGGGTCGAAGCGGCAACCTGCCAGGTGCTCGCCCACGGAACCGTGGGCTTGCCCGTTCAGAATGAAGTCAGTGAACATCTCAGTTCATCCTCCGTTGTCTCTTCTCTCGAAACTCTTGGAACGCCAGAGGATGATGGTTTACGTTGCCATGCACCATACAAGGACGGAGCCTACTTGCTGCGTTAGCTTCTCCATAGCGATAGCGACACACTCCTGTGGAGAGCCAGTGTCCGGCACGAGAATGCCGTTTTCGGCGTCCACAATGAAGCGGTCACCGATGTTGAAGGTGTTGGACGTACCGGCACCTTCACCAGCTAGGAAGTTGACTTCGTCACCAGGCAACCAGCAGTACAGAAACCCGCGCGTGTTCGCCACGTAAGCGTCTGTTGCCAAGCGACCCTGGAGGCGGTCAGGTAGCAACACTACCTTGAGCACCTCCTTACCGTCCGTACCCGTCGCAGCAGCAATCCACGTATGCCGCCCCTCGACAGGGGCGACAGTTGCGGAAATCTGCATAATCGTGCCGGGTGCAGAAGTGTCACCCACGATTCCTTCGATGAAGCGCCCCTGAGGGTTAGCGCTTACAACGATGTCTTGACCCTTAGCCATTACAAAACTCCTGATATCGAAGTTCTGGTCAGTCTTCTCGCCAGAATGATCTCTCTGTTCCAGCCCCGCGCTCGCGACTGCTTACGCTTCCACCTTCGCTTTGAAGTCCATAACCGGAGGTGGTAGCAAATCTTCGTTGACGTTGTTGGTCGGCGCGGGCATTCCTACGGGACCGCCGCCCGAACCGAAGTAGTTGACAGGACGACGCTGCGGCACCGACCCGGTGAGCAGCTGGTAATCGCGCAATTCGTCCATCGACTTTGAGGACAGTCGATTGCGCAAACGTCGCTCCGCATCATCCTCCAGCGAAGCGTTCGCAGCGATGATTTCCTCGACCAGCTTGCGCTTCTCGCGCGCCTCGATAGCAAGCGCGTTCATGACGGTTGCCCGTGCCTGCGGAGTCAGACCCTGCAGCTGCTCATCCAAAGGCAGATCGTCGTAGCTGGTATTCACCCCGATGCTCGTGGTGGGCAAATCCGTGCGCGGCACTGCCGGTCCCTTGGACTGCGCATCCCACTCCATCGTCGGGGCGGTCAGCATATCGTCGCCCGAATGAGCGCGCCGATAGGACGTAGCGATATTCAGCGAAGGATTTTCTTCGCTAAACTGCTGCAGGTTGGCAGTTGGAACCAAAGCGCGGTCGTTCTGCAATTCCTCCAGCGTGCGATTCATCAAGCGCTGCCGGTGTGCCGGGCGTTCGCTTTCCGCCACGTTGACCAACAGCTGCTGGACGATCTTGTCCTTCTCGCGCAGTTCCACCTGCCGGGCATTGTTGAACGTCTGCTGTACTTCCGGTGGCGCAAAGCGGAACCAATCCTCAGTAGTCTGAGGGCGGCGGCGGCGGTTGTGGATGCTCCCTTCCGCCTTGTCCGCGAAGCTCTCCCCTTCTCCATCTTCCTCATCATCCTTTTGATCTTCGCGCGTCTTGGTTGCCGGATCTTCCGTGACATCCATAAACGAACCGTCCGCCTGTGCGTTGTGTGTGGCGCGCTGCTCCCAATCTCCCGTTTCTGGATTGAGACGGTAAGCAATGCCACGTCCACCGTCGAAACCGGAGACAGCGGCATTAGCAACGGCAACCGCGTGTGCCTCACGCTTGGCACCGCGAATCAGCTGTGCCAACTTGCCGTCACTAAAGCTGGAGAGCAACTGATGCTCCCCCCTCCACGTTTCGACATTAGCAGCGAGCCATTGAATGGCACCTGCCCTATCTTGCGGAGTCATTTGTTGTTCTCCCTAACTGACTTCTCTGTTCAGGACTCGCCAGTTTTGTTTAGTCACCATCGTCACCGTCCTCCGCTAGTGAGGGCGGTAGATCCAATCCCTTGCGCTTGGCAATCCGTTTGATGCCAGCCTTGACTACGTCGGGATCGTGCTTCGTGCGACCGATGGAACGGATGGCAGCGTCCACATCCTCCTGGGTCTCAATCGGGAACGACCGATCCGGACCCGCGAAATCCTTAGCGGGATGCTCCTCGCGCTTCTTGCTGGACCATTCCCGGTTCATCGTGTTTTTCTTTTTCTTGCTGGGTGCGCTGATAACCCCGCGCGGGGGCGGAGACGGGGGCGCGGGCACGCTAGGTCCAGCTAGATCCTGGTTGTACATGCCCACTTTCGGCTGCTTGACGGGATGCCAACTCGGACGCGGTCCTTCCGTTTCAGCAGTCCAACCACCACCGCCGCCCTTGCGTTCCGATGGTTGCCCCGTCCACTGCTGTCTCGGTGCCTCCGGTTTCTCCGTCCAACCGCCCTGCTTGCCGCGCGTGTCCACCGGTGCCTTGGGTTTCCACCCTTGCTCGTTGTGACCTTCCGCTTCATCGTCCGCGCCGAACAGACCGGGCTTCATCTTGGACGTTCTGCCCTTTGCCCAACCGGGTACGGGCTTCGTGCCTTTTACAGCCCCATGAGCGCGGCGCACTTCCGCAGCCGCTGCCCGTGCTTCCTCGGTCCAAGCGTTACCCGTCATCTTGCCTTTGCAGTCCTTGCAACCGTCGCAGTCACAACCGCAACCTCCCGCGTTCAAGGCAATCGCAGTCATTCTCACGACATTACCGGTAACACCGACAAGCGCTCTGCGGTGAGCGCTGGCAGCGTCCGCGTGCAACCCTGCCGCGCGCACGTCTCCCCTAGCACCAAGCATGTCACCCATCGCAGCTTTCTGGTCCGCTGTCCTCCGTAGGGCATCGTGTGCTTGCATGTGTGCGTTGGCAGCCCCCTCTGTTGCCTGCGCCCAACCGTGACCATGCACTGCCTCATCCGCCCACTTGAGGGCGTTACCGGATACTCCCTGTGCCGCGTGACCGATCTTGACCGTAGCGTCGTGTGCCTTCTGCGATGCCGTTCGCGCCTCGATAGCTGCCCGCCGCGCTGCTTCGCTCCATGCGTTGTAGGTATCATCGTTATCATCATCGTCTGGGCAGTTGCCCTCATCATCCCGTTCATCGTCATCACAGTCATCGTCGTAGTCATCATCATCGTCCTGATTGGCAACGTCACTGCATCTCTTGCACGTTCCACCGCAATGACAGTTGCTGACTTTTGCAGGACCGCCCCCTGCCTCCCTCTCAATGGTGATTTCCCTGCCACCCTTGGTATCCGCCCAACCAACCACCTCCTGAGGTTGCCACTGCTGGCGCGGATCGAACCAACCGAACAGCTGCCCTACGTGGTGATCGTCCGCGTCAATGTCATCATCGTCATCCTGGTCACCCGCGAGTCGGTGAGCACTCTGGTGGATGCCTTCGCACAAATCGCGACCGTCGTAACCGGGTTTGTTCGGAGTACCGAAGATGCGCTGCGTTGCTGTCTTGTCGTAGTTGCCGCCCTCCGGGTTGGCATTCCAGGCAGCTGCCTCTGAAGCAGCGTGACGGATAGCGCTTGCGTTATCCAGAATCGCGCCGATTCCGTGGTCGAGGATGTCACTTCCGAGACCGCCGATTTCCTCATAAACGTCCTTAGTAGTAGACGCAATCTTGTTGCCAGCAGTCTTGAGTGCGCTCCAACCTTTCTTTGCCAGTCCTCCAAGTTTCGCACGTCGCGCCTGTGCTGCTGCTTCCCTAGCTTCCTCCGTCCAGTAGTTGTTGACGAAGTTGTTCATGGTCTTGCTATCCCCGTAGGTGTCATCATGGGCATAGGTGCGACCGGGATCTGCTTGCTTATCCAGGCGCATCATCATCGCGGCAGGGGATCGGTCCTTATTGTGCGTATGCTTGGCGACTACATCGCGACCGCCGCTGCCGGGTCCGCCAGGTGTCGAGTCCAGAAATTGATCGTCTCCAAACACGCTTCCGTCACCCTTATTTCCAGAGACTTCTGCCGTATCCGATGGGCTGAAGTTGAACAGGGATGCCGGACTACGATAGTTCGAGGTCGAATCGGACGTGTCCTTAGCATCCCCTTGCAACGATGCTGTGTCCGATGGGTTGAAGTTGAACAGAGACGCGGGTGACCGAAAGTTTGCCTGAATCGGTTCCCAGCCACAGTCCCCAGCGTTCTTACCTTGCTTGGCAGCATCGTGCGCTGGACCATTGCCACTGCCCGCGTTGCCCTTCTGAAACTTGCCCGATGCGGGGTGGCGGTTGCGGCTGCCTGCCGATAGGTACGTTCTCGCAAGCGCGGACTGACTGCCGGACACGACCTGCGCCGGAGCGCTCTGCTGGTCACTCTGGTTGTTTACCGGGTGCCACTGGTTGCGCGATTCACTGCACTTCGCGCCAAACATCTTGCGTTGATCGTCCGTCAGCGGATGCCCGCGCACTTCCTTATCGTGCAGTATCTGACATGCCTTCTCACTGGAGATGTCCAGTTCCTCAGACGGTTGCTTCTTATCGTTGCTGGTTGGTTTGACATACGGGTCCACCGCTTTGCCGTGGACGTACTGAACTGCCTCCGTCTGCCGTCTAGCGGTCTCGTGGGCAATACCCGCTTCACGATGGGCAGCAGCAAGGTCGGGGTGTCCTTCGCGCTCCGCTATCTCAGCAGCGTTGTTATGCGATTGCCGCGCTTGAATATGCAAGTACGGTCCGCCCTTACCACCGGCATACTTAGCATCACTGAATGCCCTCTCTCCTGCCTTTTTTGATTCTTCGGATTGCTCCGGGTGCTTGTCACTGATTGCTTTAGCACGCTTCGAGGCGGCAGCGGCAGCACGGGCTTCCTCAGTCCAGACATTGCGGATTGCCTGCCACTGGTTGGAGACGCGCTGCGCTGCTTCACGCGACATTTCCAGAGACTCACCGGCAACACCGGAGCCGCGCGATAGCTGTGCCTGTACTGGTTTAGGCGGTCCCTGTGGATTCATGGCACCGAACCCTCCACCACCGTGCATCCCGCCACCGCTCTTGATCCCAGCGGCGCGCTCGTGAGCATCGGCAGCGTCCATGTTCAACTTGGCAGCGCGATAGTGCTCCCCTCTACCAGCATCGCCGCTGCCCAGATAGTCCGCTGTGCGCTCGTGCTTTTCAGCAGCGATACGGTGCATCTCCGCTGCCTGTAGATGTTGCTTGACGGAGTCAGCTTTCTGACCGCGCTGCCCTGCCTTGTACATCTCCGATTCCTCGAAGCTGCCGTGGTAGGCAGCCGCTTCGCGGGACTTGGCACCGGCAGTGGCGCTTGCGCGACGTGCCTCCAGTGCTGCCTGACGCGCTTCCTCCGACCACATATTGGCGGTCGGGTTTCGTTGGTTCTGCTGCCAACCTAGCTTTGGTTGACTTGGTCGATGGACAGATCCCTCGATTTCTCGTGCAGCGTTGAAGTTGGACAAGGCAGCATCTTCGTGCATCTGGGCAACATCGCGCTTCATGTTTGCCTTATCGAAGTAACCAGCGTTATCGTCTCTGTTCGCTTCGTTCAGCAGTTCAGCAGCAGCGCCCATGTGCAAGTGGGCGGCATGGTAGTGGATGTCAGATGGTCCAGACATCCCCGTGCTGGCATAGCTGGGGTCGAGGATGGTACGGTGACCGATCTTCGCGGATGCCTCATGTGCCTTTTTGGAAGCGCTGCGGGCTTCCGCAGATGCCTGCCTAGCTGCATCCGTCCAAACATTTTGAACCGGCACTAAGCGCACGTCCCGCGCTTCGTTCCCCACCACGGGGTACCATGCTGCACCGTCGCCCCCTCGTGCGTTGACCAGCACTCCACAACCATCGTTGATGGAGCAGTTGCTTACGAGAAGTTTCTGTGCGATAATGTATCCAAGCGAAGATTCAAAATCGTATACGGGACCATTATGAAAAAATCTGTCCAAGTGGACGATCTTGTCCGTGGTTATCTTGCTGGGAAAAGTATGAAGCAGTTGTCTAAAGAGTTTTGCCTCCATAACTCGACGGTTCGAGACCGTCTTAGGAAGAGAAATGTTCAGTTCCGCTCCAGGTCCGAATACACAAAATCCGGTAAGAGGTTGGTTTCCGAAGCCCGCTTCCCACCCCAACTTGTTCGAGAAGTTGTCGCAGCCTACCGCGCTGGGAAAAACGCTTATGAAATTAAGAGAGAATTGGGTATCAACCAGGGCGTCATCTACGCCTGGCTCAAGGAGCGCGGTATCACGCGAGACGCTTCCTCCGCCTCTCGCCTCATGTACTCCGGGCTGACGTTCAAGCAGCGTAAGAGATTCACTGCCAAAGCTAACTTGGCGAACGTCGGTCGCGTCCACCAACCTGGTGAACTGTTGCGTATGGCTGCGACTAGACAGAGACGATTGACAGTTGCCTCTCCCACCGAAACCGCCTTGTATGAATCTCTTCGCGGTCTTGGGTACACTACCACTCGACAGCGCGCTCTGGGGACTTACAATTTGGACATCGCCTTGGAAGAACCCCGCATCGCCGTGGAAGTCCAATGTCGTAGCTCTGGTCCTTACAGCTTCCTCATGCGTAGAGAGGCTCGCCAGCGCATCAAATACATCCTCAGCCAAGGCTGGAGCATACTTTTCGTTCGTATCGGTGGTAGTGGCTTTGTCTTCCCGGACATAGTGCAAAAGATTTTGACCTTCTGTGAGATCGCTGGCAGGAACAAACCCCATATCGGTAAGTATGGGGTGATTCGGAGTGACGGAAAGAAGTTCTCCAGAAAGAGTCTCAATCCGAATGGCTTCCCCCGTGTACCAGGCTTTTGAAGCCTTGGTGATACGTCCCTGTATCTCCTGTCCCGGTAGAATGCACGCGCCAATCTGATTCGGTAGGATCGCGATATGGTCGGGGCGGTAGTTGCGGGCAACGTGCGTGTACGGTCTGCCGTTGAACATCGCGCCCTGTTCCGCTGGTATGTTCTCAGTAAACAGTCCGGTGCTCAGTTCAACCGGGATGCCTTTGCGCAAGCGCGGCAGGATGGGTTCGACGCCATTCTTGACCAGGTACTTGTCGGCATTGGCAACCTTCTGGGCGTCGAACCACATTTCACCGCCCAGCTTTGATTTGAAGCGCGGTTTCAGGAACTCCCCCAGTCCCTGACGATCAATTGCGGAAGGATCGTCACGAATCGAAACGTATTGCCCGTTGCGAGTCGGATGATAGAGGACTAGCGGTGTCCCTTCCCAATCTCTAGCGTTGCGCTGACATTCATCGGGGGGATAGTAGAGCGCGCCCTTGCTGCCCGCGAGGACACCAGGGTTGATGATGGACGCACTGCAGACGTAGTATTCGCGTCCATTGCGAATAGCACGACGGACGCCCGCGCTTTTGAGGTTGGTTGTGATAATCTCCATACCTGCTGGAATTATCACAGCGGGTATGGAGAGTTGTGAAGTGTAGAGCGGAATAATAAATAGCTATTTAGCAACAGCTACTTATTTGTCGATACGTTTTCGGCAGCTTTGAGTCGTGCTAAGCGCGCTTCGTGATACTTGACTTTGCGCTGCCAGCGCTTCGCGCGCGCTTGCGCACGCTTGGTCATAACCTGCCACTTCGCTGCCATCTTCTGAGCATGCTCCAGTTTCTTCTCGACAAGCGCAACACCGGTGACGGGCACCTTGACCTTGATGGCGCGCTTCTCCAAAGGCAGTTCCTTTGCCCAAGCGTACAACTCACGGTGCTTACCGCCCCGTTTGTAGTAAGCGTTACCCCGCATATCGCGGTGGTGCAGTCCCTTGCAGTGCCCGATCTCGTGACCAATGACACCGGCAAAGTCTACCTTGTCAACCACCGTATGGTCGAGACGAACGGTGAAGCTGTTACCGCCCACCCAGGCACAACCCGACGCCCAACCTTGCCCTGCCACGCGGGTGTAGGTCACCGTCGCGTGCAGTCGTGGCTTCTGCTCCGGGTCGAGTACCATGTCAGCGGCGCGGTGGATGAATGCACGGATGTGGTCCGTGCGCCAGTGGGTGTGATTCTTAATCACGATCTTCCGTCGCATGTGCTCCTCCTTTTTACAAGTCACATCTAACTCTCACCCATAGTTAGATGCGCGCCGACGGAAAAGGATTCATCCGCGATATGGGTTGCCCATTAAGCGCACCAGTCGATAGGTCCAGCGACCGTCATAGTTGCTGACAATGTCCTCACCGCGCGGGCGGCAGAACTGCCGAATGAGGGTGAGATGAGCGTGGATGTTGGTCGGGTTCCCAAGATCATCGAACAGGCAGGTACATAGTTCCTCGCGACTGTGCGGCGCACCGTCGCTGAGCATATCAAGCATCTTCTGCTGAATCGGGGTCAGACTGCCGTTCACCGTGGAACTCCCCATAAGGTGCTCCTACTTGCCAACCGGGGTCCAGCCTTCGTTGTCCGCAACCGGTTCCGACACCCACAGCGCGGAACCGTTGTAGTTGCGACACAGACTGTTGATGAACACCGCGCCGTCGTTCGCGGTTACACTCTGCATCTGCCCGTTGACTTCCCCCAGGATCGTGTCGTTGACGATGCTCTGCAACAACCGAGTGTCGGGATCGCAGGTGAACTTGCTACCGTTCCAGGTGATCGACCCCAAGCGCACGGGGTCCATTACCTTGTTCCGACCCCATACTTCAACCGTGATGGTAGGCATATACCCTCCTTACCATGCTTGCCGTTTCCAATGTGCTGCCGGACTCATGCCCGCTTCATGACCTGGATAACCATAACCTGTATCCCACACTCCCCTCAGGTCTTCAAACTTCTTGTACTTTGGGTCTGCCAGCGCTGCGACTCTTTCATGTGTCGCTTTGATTTCCACGTCTCGAAACCCCAGCGCTTTCATGTGCTTTTCCATCTTGTCCCATTGGTCGATCCAGTGACGGCACTCCTCCGGAATCTTCATCTTCCTACAGTGTTCCATGATCTGAGCATTGCCCCATGCTGGTGTGTTGCTGGAGGGGAAGCCCAGACCGTGGTCAATCAAGACTAACTTGCCGGTACCATCCTTGACCATCCAGTTCCTACCGTGTCGATCCGTGTTGCCAGTAGCGAAATCAAAAGCAGCTGCTCGCGCCACGTCTTTCTCACCGTCAAACTTCTCGGCATCGGTATACTTATTGGCACCGACGTCAGCATGTTCTATCCAGCGACGAAGCGCACCGTGCCCGCCATGTCCATCATCGTGATCGACGGTGACCGGCACCATATCATCCATGCCGAATAACGATGCCGCCACTGAGGACATGACCTCTCTTGCCCAGTGGTAACCGTGAACAAACCGTCGTGTATCCTTTCTCTTGTCCTCACCGTCTTCGGGTTTGTAGAAACCTTGCGTACCATCTCCGAGTTTGACATCTTCCGTTTTCTCGATACCGCCCTTTGGTTTCACCTTCACATCGGTGAATGCCTGATGTTCCAGGTCCGTCCGTTCCGGGGTGTCAGGGAGCGTCCCTGCCTGGTCATGTCCCCCAGCTGGAGGTGGTTGCAGCTGCTTTTTCTGGCGCGGTGCTCGCGGTACTGGTGGGACTGCCTCTCCTCCACCTGCCTTTTCTAGCGCTGCCTGCCGTGCTTTGTACTTCACACGTCGCGCTTCTCTTTTGACTCGCGATGCTTCTGCCTCCTCTGGACCTCTCTGTTGTCGCTTCAGTAGCGCTTTCTCGCGCCGCTTGGCAAGTTTCTCCTCATGCTGCGCCCTCGTAGCTGCGCCCATCTCCGCCGCCTTCTCAGCAGCTTTAGCTTGCTTCTGCTTGAGATGAATCGCTTCCCCTGCCAGCTTCGTTGTTTCTCCTGGGGCAACCCACCCAGCGGCGGCAATTTCTCGTGCCTTCTGTTCGAGCCTGGCACGTTCCTGCGCCAGCGCTGTTGTCTGCCCTACCACTTTCAGTTCCGACGCACGAGGTTCCCCTTTCCCTGCCGACGATCCCATCACCCCCGGTGATGGCATTCCATCCCACGGCTTGCGAGCTGTTGATGGGGTGTCAAGCGCTGCCTGCCCCCCAGGTGAGCAGGTTGGGTCTTTACCGCCCCCTTTACCAGTAGGGCAGTAAACATTCACCCCAATGGGCGTCCATCCGTTGTTCGGTGACTTGCCCACTGGCGCGCTGTTGCCGACCGGTGTCCAACCTCCATCGTCCGACGTGCGCGGTTTCGACACCCAGATGTAGGAACCGTGGTACTGGCGGCAAAGGTTGTTGATGAACTCCGCGCCGTCCTTGGCAGTGACCGGTCCACTGTTGCCCAAAATTTCGTCACCGAGCATGTGGTGTAGCAGGTCACTGTCCGCTGGTGAACAGACAAACTCCGCGCCGTTCCAGGTGATTGTTCCTGCAACTTCGGGCTCAGCATCCTTACCCAGCCTATAAACATCGACCGCAATTGTAGGCATTTCATCACGCTTTCAAAGCAGAGGAACCTCTGTGTTTATAGCCGGTGCTGTAACCGACTTCCGCTGCCGCTTTGTACCCGCGCCCGTTATCCCACACGTTCTTTAGGTCACTGAACTTCTTGTACTTCTTGTTCGACAACGCTTTGATTCTATCGTGCGCTGCCTCAATTTCGACCTTACGGAACCCAAGTGCTTTCATGTGCCTCTCCACCTGGGACCACTTGTCGATCCAGTGCCGCGCTTCCTCTGGAATCTCCAAGTCCTTAGCTTCGTGCCCGATCATATAGTTGCCCCACTCTTTCTCGTTACGCGACGGGAAAGTGTAACCGTGGTCAATTAGCACCAGCTTGGGGTCCGTACCTTTCGTCACCAACCAGTTGCCCGTATGCCGGTCCTCGTTACCTATGGCAAAGTCAAAGGCAGCCGCCCGCGCCAAGTCCTTCTTACCGTCGAATATCTTGCCTATCATTTGTGCCGCGATCCCCATGTCTGCTGCAGCATCGGCATTGTCCACATAGCGACGCAACGCTCCGTGCCCACCGTGCCCGTCGTCATGATCGACGGTCACCGGCACTAGATCATCCATACCGAAGAGAGACGCTGCTACTGAAGTCATAACCTCTCGCGCCCACTTGTAACCGTGGATGAAGCGGCGTCCTTCCGGGTCCGTGTTCTCTCCAGACTCTGGTTTGTATAGACCCTTAGTGCCATCTCCCAATACAACCGTCTCCGTCTTTTCGATACCGCCCCCGTGGTCTTTCCGAGACTTGAACGTCTGGTGTTCCAGTTCCGTGCGCTGGTCACTGTCGGGGAGCGTACCCGCCTGTTCATGGGTTCCTGCCGGTGGCGGTGTGGGCGGTGCCTGCCCACCACCCACCCGTTTCAACGCTTCCTGTCCTGCTTTATACTTAGCACGGCGCGCCTCTCTCTTAACTCGCGATGCCTCTGCTTCCTCCGGAGGTCTAGCTTCGCGCTTGATACGTGCCTTCTCGCGCCGTTGGGCAAGTTTCTCTTCACGCTTCTGCTTGGCGGTCGTACTCATCTGCGCCAGTTTCTCAGCGCGTTCGCGTGCCTTCAGTTTGCGGTAAACAACCCGCTGCGCCACTTGCGTCGTTTGCCCACCGGGGAAGGGTAAGTGCTGCTGACCCGGTACGGACTTCCACTGTTCAGGCACATCCAGCTTGGGCAAACTCTGGTCTAACTCGCGCACGCGCGCCTTACCACCGAAGATTCTAGTCTCGTGAAACTTCCCCGGTGAGCAGGTGGGATCTTTGCCGCCGCCCGGTCCCGTGGCACAGTAGACGTTGACACCAATAGGAGTCCATTCATTCGACAGGTGGTTTTCCGTTGGTGTCGTAGCCGGTGTCCACCCGCCCGCGAAAAAATCCGGCATGTCGCTGCGCTGCTTGAACTGCAAACCATGATCCCCAGGATAGGGTTTGCGATGGTCCACCTTGCTATCCAGAATCTCGCGCGGAATGCCGGTGCCGTCTGGATAGGCAGTACAGAACTCACCGTCGCGCCGCTGTGTCGCGAAGCGCTGGCAGTAAGCGCACATAGGTAACCTAATCATGTTGGGTCTTGACCTCCCAGACTGTGATATAGCTTCATGACGGCATCGGAGTAGTGCCTGTGGAATACCAGACCTGAAAATGTCTCCGCTACGAACTCACCTGGTCTCTGACTGGCATAGCGACTGACTTCCCTTGCTGTATCTTCTCTCTCCAGTATCTCACGGTTCGGGTCGGAATACTCATACGGGTCGATGCTTGTCACCCACTGTCTAGCCATCAGCTGCTTTCTTAGCTGTTGATTGTGAGACCACTGGCAGTGCCCTAGCTCATGACAGATAACCCCTTCCTGTGATCCTACCGCGAGCCACAGAATCATCTCCGCCCTCTCCAGCGCGTTTGCACCGTGCTCCCCCCATGCCTTGTTCGGCATGTTTATATTCAGCGAGTCATCTCTGGGGTCGTAGTTAGCCATCTCATCAGACGGTCGCCCGCCCTGGACGAGGTTTATGCCTTTGGGCAGCGTCCAATGGTGTTGCTTGGCATAAGTCAGCACCTTGTTCGCTACATTCGCAGCGTCCAGTGCTAGCTTCTGCGATTCTGGATCAGAACCGCGCCGCGAACCGTGCGCCAGATAGTTAATGTCCTTCAACCCAAGCGACTTAGCGTAACGTACCGCCGCTTCTAACGTCTTTGCCGGTTTGTAACCGGGGACGTTGAGGTGACGTTCCCGGTACATGGCAAGCGTTTCCTGCCGTTCGCTAGGTGACTTTAGCGCAGCGACGGCAGCACCGTTCTTACCACAACTCGGATCAACCCCGCCGCCCTGCCCCGTAGGACAGAACACGTTCGCTGCCACTTTCACTTTACCGGGGTCCGGTCCCTTGATCTCATGGTACAGGTCCATTATGTCCTTGTCGTACTTAATCCCCTTGCTCAGTCCCACCCACACCTCTGCTACGAACTCACCAGGGGATGCTTTGGCATAACGACTGACTTTCTCAGCGATCTGCCTCTTCCTCTCTACGTCGGCAATGGCGCGGCGCAGCTGACTAATCGGTGCTTTCGCAAGATAGTCTGTCCATTCATCGTACTTGTGGTAGTCCTCATACCCCGCTTGATGCAAATGGTTGCAGTGACCTAGCTCGTGGACGATCAACTCAGGCACGGTTTCTGCTACCATCCAACGGTTAGCATGGGATTTCTCCGCAAGTGAGCCACCATCCTTGCCCCACTTGTCGTTATCGCGGTTGATCCACAACGTCTCCACATGATCGTCATGCGGCTCCTCGTACCCGGCAACCGCGCTTTGGGGCATGATGCCAGTAGTAGTGACAGCGACGTTTCTAGGGATCGCCCAGCCACGCGCCTTTGCTTCTGCCAGCACCCTATTGACCGTGTTGGCAATGAACAGGTCTTTCTTGCTCTCGCGCTTACTCCCGTAAGGGCGCGTCGTGTAGGTAGCATTCACCCCCAGATTCCAAGCGTACTGCTCCGCGCCCGCGATAGTCCGCGCTGGTCTGAAAGGCGGTATCGGTAACTTCGGTGGCGTCCTGTCGTACCGTCCTCTTCCCTCCCAAGTGTCCTTTGCCGGTGCCAGTAACCGCATCCAGTGCTGCGGTGAGC